GACCACACATGCCGACGATTGCGAATGTATAAAGTGCAAAATCAAACAGGCTTTTGGTCAGTAACTCCCCCACCGTCAGCGGCGAGCGGTGGGGATCATGAGCCGCGAAATGAAGGGGATGGAGAAATGGTAGGCGGAACCGTTATCGGTGCATCGCTGAAAAACGGCGAGTACCTGTTGAATGTGAAAGACAACAAATACGAACAGACTTGTGCCGTTCGGTGTGAGGCCAAGCGAGCAGACAACGGCCACCAAGTCGCAGTCATGATAGGCGATCAGGTTTGGTGGCAATGCGGGAAAGTGTACTGGTCGCCTAGTGGCGTTGCTCAGCGAGATATCCCGTTAAAGAAAATCGGATATTCGCATTAACCAACTAACCCCGCCACGCGGGAGAGGGGGAGATGATGAGTTGTACGATGGGTCCATGCCCCGCTTGTGGGCAAGAAACAATGTATGACGACAGGGAACCTTCATTGTGTTCTAAATGCAATCGTTATCACCCGGAAAGATCTCGAATCATTCGCCATCGGCCCCGACGTCAAAGTCGCGGTCGTTAAGAGTGAAAACGGACGGTGCAAGCTGGCGATCGACGCCCCGCGAAGCGTGTCGATCATGCGGACCGAACTTCTCACGCCACAGGAGGGCGCACCATGCAGTACGGAATCCTCATCGGTCAACTGATCCTGCTCGGGCTGACACTTTTGCTGTTCCTCACCGGCTACCTCTTCGCCTCGAATCTCGGCAAGGCGATCCACCGGCGGATCGTCAGACACGCCATCCGGGCCTACCGCTCGGAAAAGGTCTGCCTCAGTTGTGTGGAACAGTGCCGGGAGTTCGGCTCGGTCATCGACCAGGGCCACGTCTCGTTCGACCTGCCCCCGACGCTCGATCCGGGCGGGAGGACGGGGGAGATGGCGGGGGCTGGGAGTCGAGCGATCGATAACAGTCAGCGTTGAGAACGGATTTCAAACCTAACTTGTCATGGAGACTGAATTGGCAAAACGATTTTTAGTCGCGGATCTGTTCTGCGGAGCGGGCGGGACCTCGACAGGCGTAACTCTCGCGGCGGACGGGACGCACGGCGGTCGGGTGCTGAGTGTCAGCGATCCGCTTCCCACCGTCACCACGGCGAAGCGGGGAGAGATTTCCGTTGTCCAGCCGTTCATTCTGCCGCATCGCAAATTCGACCGCATGGACGTCGATGATGTGGGCAACCCGATTCGGACCATCGACGCATCGAACGGCGGGAATAACGCACTCGTGGAACCGTTCGTCGTGCCGTACTACGGAACGTCAGGACCGGCATCGTGTCGCGAACCATTGCCCACCGTCACCACGAAGGATCGATTCGGGCTCGTGGAAGCGGGCCAGATGGCTGTCGATATTCGGTTCCGAATGCTCCAACCTCACGAACTTCAGGCCGCGATGGGATTCCCGAAAGATTACAAGATCACCGGGAACCGTGGCGAACAGGTCAAACAGATCGGCAATGCTGTCGAGGTCAATCAGGCTCGGGCACTGGCAGAACCGATCCTCGGGAGTGCCGCATGACCTACGCCGTCAAACTGCCCCAGCAATTCCGGGGCCTCACCGTCATCCAGTACACGGAACCGAACGGCACCATCACCTTCGACGTGCTACCGAAGCAAAGCGTGCCTGGCCCGCAGGTTCGACGCGGCGAAAAGCTGGAGTCGTTGGGTCAGGAGGCGGGAACCGTATTCACCTTCACGGACGTGCATCATGAAACGCCGACGCGATAACATCCCGTTTTCGAGCTTCGAAGATGACCTGATCCGCGAGCACTTCGGCAAGCGGGGTTGGCCCAAACGGGTCAAGCAGTTTTCGAAGCTGGACCGTTTCGATGGGTCACTCTACGCCCGGGCTCGCGTCCTCGGGCTGGGCCGATACGGCAAACGAGTGGCCGTGCCGACGTGCAGCGATGAGGTGCTGATGGAGGTCCGCAATCTGGCGGATACCTTTTTCGGTCGGACCACGGAAGAGATCGCCAAGATGGTCAACCGGCCCCTGCCCGACGTGCAATGCGAACTCGAATATCTGGCCCACGGCGAACTGATCGCGTTTTGCGAGGGGAAATGGCTCTCGAAAAACATCCCCGCCAGCGGTGAAAAGCGAAACGAGATGGGCCGGGCGTTTACTCAGATCGCGGGCCGGTCGATGAAACGGCACAATGGCCTCTGCGCTGTCATGGGGATGTAGCCATGACCCGGCCCGAATGCAGTTGCGGAGCGTGCCGAGTCTGCGTGATGTGGTGCGTGACAAACAGACTGCCCGTGCCACCCGTCCCGGCGGTGCAGTGGTCGAAAAAGGCGAAGCCGAAACCGGCCCCGGTGGAAGCAGAAGAACCAGCGACGGAACCGGAAAACCTGTTCACGGAGATTCCCGAATGATCCCGGTTGTCAACCTGCGGAATAAGCCGTGGCCCGCCATTCACGTTTACGTGGGCCGAACGTTCGCGGGGTTCGACGCCCACCCGCTGGCGAATCCGTTTCCGATCACCCAGGACACCGAGGACTGCCGGCAGGACATCCTCGACCGTTACCGCAGCTGGCTGTGGAACCGGACGAATCTGCACGAAGAGTTGTGGCAAATCTGGGGCGACACCGAGGCCGGTCGGTTTCCGCTGTCGTGCTGGTGCGTGCCGAAGCTGTGCCATGCCACTGTCATTGCCGAGGAGGCGTGGAAGCGGTTTGGCGGGGGATTGATTGAACCATAGTGAGGGGAGCGATGGAAACGATCACGTGTGAAGAATTGGACCGCTTGGAACGACTTGCGAAAGCAGCGTCACCCGGTCCGTGGCAGTGGGAGTTAAACGAGGAAAGCCGCAGGGTAAAACTTGTTGGCGGTTCTCCAAAATTTGATTGCACCGTTATGGATTTTGTGCGGTATGGGTTTAACGGAGCCATGCCGCGATTTGTAACCGAAGTGCGACCACGTATGAACCTATTGGAAAAATGTACGGAGTTCGCCAAGACGGTGAAAGGCCGTGAGCATCACGCCAATTGGTTCAAAACAATCGACAATCAGGACGCGAATTTCATTGCGGATACTGACCCCGGAACGGTGCTGAAACTGATCGATGACGTTCGCGCCTCTCGCTGGCAGCCAATCGAATCGTTCCCCAATGACCCGGAACTCTCTGTCGATCTGCTGTTCGGCGACAAGAGCCGGGAAACCGATTGCGATTACAGCAACGGGTTCTGGATGAAAAACGGGTTCATGATCACGGGCAATCCTACGCACTGGAAACTGCCGCCAAATTTACCGGAGGGCGAATGATGCCGGACCCACGAAAGTATTGGATTGTCTACCACGATAAAGACTCCAACCGGCATCATGTCGTCATCCACAGCGGGAAAGTTGTGGTCACGTTTCAAGGCGGTGAAGATGCCGTGATTGACAGGAGCCAGATTCGCCAAGCGTTCAGGCAGGCGGGATTCGGTGGCAACGGGTCAGTGATAGCCAGTCTGCTGAGGTTCTTGACCAAAGGGGCAAAGATCAAAAAAGGCCTATCATGCGATGCGTCATTCAAGGAAGGGCAGGCAAATCTAGCGGTGGTGAAGGTTGAAAACAGTACTTGGGTTTGCGACATCACGATCCACGTGAAGCGAATTGAATGCGGCGATTCAATTGCCGCTGAAGACGCTGCGATAAAGCTGGCTCGTGAACTGTACCCAGATTCCAAATCCGTGAAAACCGATTGCGGTGCGGCCAAGAAAATGAACAAAGGCTATGCAGTTTGGGTTCCAAGGGAATCGAACGCGATGGCTGATGCCGTGTGTTCGTTTTCGCAAAACAAAAAGAGGGCTAAACGATGAAAATGGCTAAGGCATCGAAGAAAGACTTCGAATTGATGCTCGAATTTTACAGAGCGATGGAGGATATATTTGACAAAAACATCAAGATCGGGACGTTTGACGAGAACGATGAAGAGTCCGAAGGCGATCCGATTGATGATGATTACGACGCCGAAAAAGAACTTCACAGTGTCATTCAACAATGGTGGGAATTCCACTCTTCGTCATGGAATCGTGTTGTTCACGGCTGCGAAATGCTGATTGAAAACGCGACCGATCCAAACTTAACCTACCTCGAATTCAAGCCTGCGATTTTGAAAGCTGAAGAGGTCTGCAAACTTCTCACGGCTGGGAAAATCGACGAGGCGAAAACACTCGCGGCGGAAGTTGTTGCGATGAGTTCCACCTGATCTTCACCCGCTCACTGCCTCGCGGCGGTGAGTCCAGGCACCCGGTTCCGGCTCATTCCTGCGTTCGGATGACGGAAGCGGACAACAGACACGGACTCGCCCACCGTGGCCACAACGGGCTAATTTTTACACGAGAAAGACTATGGATAATATGAAACCGCTGACGATGGAAGAACTGGCCAGCCTGCGGGCCTTGTGCGACAAGGCGACTACTGGCGAGCGGACGTTTCGCCAAGTCCGTGACCACTGCGACGAATACGATGCGTTCCTGATGCCGCTGGATTTGCACATTCCGGACAGCATTTCGGAAGGCGACTGCGAATTTTTGAAACAGATCGATCCTGATACCGTCCGCCGTCTCATTGCCGCCGCCGAGCGGTCGATTGAACTTGAGAAACGAGTTGAAGAGTACGGCAAAGTGATGATTCACGTTGTACCCGGTGAACATGGCGAAGGCGAGGAAGTACCAGCTACGCCGGAATCAATTCGTGGATTATTGAAAGAACTCCAACGTGAATGGGACAACGCAGAGCGGCGAATTGCCGAGCTCGAAAAGCGGTCGTGCCGGCGACCGATTGCGGATTCGCCGAGGGATGGGACTTTGATTGACATATTCAGTAAAGAAGGCGTTCGCTTTGCGAATGTCAAATACGACGCCCCGTGCCGTGGCCCGAAGGGGGTGGGGAAGTGACTTCGCTTTTTGAAACAGATAGCGACAAACCAAAATCAGGTGCAGTGATAAGCCAATGCGGTTTTTATCGTTATCATCTTTGGCGAGTGTGGGACGACTGTCTTCCCACCATGGTCTTTGTGATGCAAAACCCAAGTACGGCTGATGCCAACGAAGATGACCCGACAATTCGCAGGTGCATTAATTTTGCTCGTCGCGAACAATGCGGTGGGATTAGTGTGCGGAATGTGTTTGCTTACCGTGCCACTGATGAAAACGAATTGTTTAAAACACGTGATCCCGTTGGCCCTGACAATGAAAAATGGCTTCTATCGTGCAATGATGTTTCGATAATGACTGTTTTAGTTTTGGCTTGGGGCACAAGGTTGAAGAAACTGAATTATCACTATGAGTTTGCGTTAAGTTGTCTGATGCAGCAGAAGCCAAAATGTCTTGGCGTAACAAAAGAAGGCCATCCACGGCATCCGTTGTACTTACGCAATGACGCACAACTTATCGAGTACAGAAAGGCGGTGGGAAAGTGGCACTAGAACATGGAATGAACTGCCCATTTTGGAACGAACAAGATTTAGTCGATTGCGCATGCGGACTCGAATGGAGAATTAAACTCCAAACCGAGCAGGAGATGCACAACGCATGGCGTAAGCGTGCGGAAGAAGCGGAAACCCGCGAAGCCGAACTCCGGGCCGAGATCGCCGCGAAGGATGCCGAGATCGGGCGGCTGCGGGCGGAACTTACCGAGTCGCAACGGTGGGTTGCAAAGTACGAAACCGAGCAGTCGGCAAATAGCATGATGGTACTTGTTGAGCATGACGAGCACGACCGGCTGTTAGCGTTGGACGAAGAGAATAAGCGGCTGCGGGCGGAACTGGCTAAACTTGACGAGCAACACCAAAACAACATGCTTAAAGTTGAAACCGCACAAAGAGAATCAGAACGTCTTGGTTTTATTCACGGTTCCAATCAAGCCCGCAGAGAAATAGCGGAATGGCTCCGATCAAAAGGGTCTTTCTTGCTGGCTCAGGAAATACTTGAGCAATGCAAGTGGCCAAGCTAATAACCACCCGTCGCGGCCAGTCCACGGCGGTCAAACAGTAACAGGTGGATGGGATGAGCATTACATCCGAACCGTGGGTATCGCATTACAAACCCAAGACAGATGCCGAATTGCTTGAACGAGCCAATCGTTCAGGATGGACATTTTTGCGAGGCGAGACATTTGCCTCAATGAAAGACACATGGGGATGGAAAGAAGGTAATTGTCTGCACGGGTACAAAAAAGGAAGTAACCCAGCCGATTATTTGCGTGCGTCTGAATCGCCGTCTACGTGGTGGTCGGACCGTGGCAAGCTAATTACCAGCCTGATGTTTGAACACGATCTTGACTGCACGTACTGCGGCACGCCAATTTGCTTTGATAATCAGGAACACAAAGAACAAATGCTAAAAAACGTGCAGTGCTCTTGCTGCTTCAATTGGCATCAAACATTAAAACAGCCAAACATATGGGTATGCGAAAGCCAAGAAGGTGATCTGTCCGCATACGAAGTCCCTGCCGATTACCGATCTAAAGGAAAGTATCTTGGGTTTGGCGGCGCAGAATGGTGTTTGTCCAAACTTGATGGGACGGTTGTTCATGGGAATAACCTGTGGCATAAAGGCAGGTTAGACAGAAACTACATGCCGATTGTTGAGCGAATGGGGATACTGACATTTTGCAACCCGGATGGTCTACCGGAAAACCAAACAGCTATGCTTGCAAACCTGCCTCTGTTGGTTCTTGCTGATTGGCTTGAAGAGGGCGGCAGGCCAAACACAGCTGGATTTATCAGAAATACAGCATTTAGATAACCAACCACACCCGCCCAGGCGGAAAGGGGAGAGCGATGGCACTTGACGCATGGTTGCGGGCAAGCGAAATGGCGGCAAGAAGCCCTTCGCAACGTCCGTCTGATGATCCTGAATTCACGAAAATAGTTTACAGATTTCAACACGGGGAAATCTCGCTTAACGAAGCGTTGAAAGCAGTAGATGAACTCAAACTAAAACAACAAACAAAATGACCACTCACCCCGCTATCCTCACCGCCCTGCTCCGCAACCCCCACGACCCGGACCTGAGGATCGCTTACGCCGGGGCCGTGGAGGACGGGAAGTGCGAACTGCCCGCCATCGATCTTCGTGGCGGCGAGGTCGTGCACGATCAGTACGGCGTGCCGTTGCGGGTCCGGTGCACGATGGCGACGTGGTGCGGACCGTTGAAATGTTCGTTGTGCAAAGGTGACGGACACCACCGGTTGAAAGTGCAAGACGGTTTGTGGATGCGAAACGAAATCGGCGGAACGTGTCGTCCATGCAACGGCACTGGGCAAGTCGAAGGCATAGCGGCCGCTGTGTGCGGGGCGTGGCCGATCACGGGCGTGGAGTTTAGCGAAGTAAAGCCAAATGGACCTCCATTTGGAACTTGGCAATTATGGGATGAGCCAGCCACCGTCAGAGGAATGCCGGACAATGGCGATATCCAAGAGGTATTGTTTGATTTGATCGCAGAAGGCGAAAGATCGGCAAGTTACAGATTTATAGATTTCCCAACCGAAGCCGCTGCCCTTGCCGCCCTATCCCACGCGGCCCTCGCGTACGGCCGGCGAGCCGCAGGGCTGCCGGACCTGCCGTTTGTCGCACCGGCCACTGTCACCCCAACGCCACGAGCAGGACGCCGGAACGATCAGCCCGACGTTCCATTCGGCGGGTAAAGCCAACTTGACCGTCCACGACTGTTCCGTCCGTTCGCTCGGCGGAATGTCGAACATGCCAAGCAACTGCTGGACGCGGGCGGATTTCACCACCGGGACGGTCCGATGGATCGTGGCTTCTAGGAGATCAGGCTGCGGCATTCCAAGCCCTCCACGGCGAACCTTTCGAGAAGTGCGGCCTGTTCGGCTTCGCTCTTGCAGGTGACAAGGATCTGAAACTGCTCCTTGATCTCGGTCGGCCCCGCCTCATCGCCACCGGCGTTCGAATCGTCCGTGCCGCCCAGCAAATTGCTCAGCATCTCGTTGACGGCATCGTTGTCGAACTCGACTTCGCTCAAAAGCAATTCGAGCTTTTCTGTTTCCGTGTCCGCCAGCGAGCCCAGCGGGTCGAAGGTGGCGAGGATCTTTTTCGCCTCCTCATCGGTGACATCAAGGACCAGGACGGGCAGTTCCGCATCGCCGGAAATCTCGGCCCGCGCGTGGACGTCGATCAGCTCCAGCGAGCCATCGGGCAGTTCGCGGGCCAGCGCGGCCCCGGCATAGCCAACCTCGGCCAGGACGCCTTTGAGGGCATCGAGCTGAGCGGCGGGATGACTCCGCCAGTTTCGGGGATTGGGACGAAGGTCGCTCGCCTTGACCCGGCGAAGCTCCCTGACGCGATCTCGGATCTGAAATGACATGCCGGGACTATGTCTATAATGGTTGCCAGATTGCCCTTTTGTGAATGAGGAAAATGGCATGGTGGCCAAGACCCGTCGACAGCCCGGCTTTTACGAGCTGGGAACCCGACCGATCACGTGGAAGCGATCCCGGCTCTGGCAGGCCCGGTTGTGGATCGGCACGGAGCACGGCGGCGAGGTGTCGTTGGGACTGCATCCCTCGGAACGTTCCGCCCACCTGTTCTGGGAAGAGGTTCGTCGACTGCTGCGGACCTGCCCCGAATTCGATGCTGCCCCCATTGCACTGGCCGTCTGGGAATGCTGTCGACTCGCTTCCGCGGCACGGGGCCGGGACTGGCGACAACTGCCGAAATGGGTCAGCGAGCACACGGTGGATGGCGAAACCAGCTACATCGCATCGGGGACGATCCGGGGCGAGTTGATCGAGGTGGCCCCCTGCTCCACGCCGTGCGAGGCGTTTCTGGCGTTCTGGGAGTTGGCCGGGCCGATGCTGAGTCGAAAGCAGTTGGCGTTTGTGTGACCGATCACAACTTCTGGCTTCACTGTATTCTCTGTGCCCTCTGTGGCTCTGTGGTGGAATGGTTTTCAAATCCGTTTTGAACCACAGAGCCACAGAGAACACAGAGAAAACTTTAATGCTAATCTGTTGCGTCCGTGTCTCGGTGTTGGCGAGTCAGACAACAATGGCATTTACACGACAACGCCCCGCAGGGTTGCAGGGCGTCGGCGAGTGGTTAGCAGTTCAATGAGCTTCGCCAGACATCGACGATGGCATACCACCACGATGAGCCGGCGGGGCCATGACCAAGCAGGCAGAACACCGTATCGTGTAGTGTGGTCGGCGGGTCTGCCCAGGCGAACAACGGTGCGAGAATCGCGATCATCCGCACGATGGCTTTGACCCATTCTTCGAACGCCGCGATGCCATCGGGCGAAAACAGCCACTTCAAAAACTCACCATCACCGATGGCCATTGTCGAGACTTTGTCCGGGATCTTCACTCCGGATTTCACGACGATCGCTTTCGCCGCCGCTTCGGAGAACAGGCCATCACGATGGTCCGCCGCCGTCAGCCCGCTGGCCGCTGCGAGTTCTTCCGGACTGGCTTTGGCATCAATCCGGTCAATCAGTCGGAGCGCGGCACGGAACCCAATCGACTCGCTTTTCGCCACCTCCTGGGCGGCGAGTCGGCGGGCGACGATCTTTTGAATCAATTTGCCGCCGCCGATGGCTTCCGTCGTGGCCTGCGTTTTCGCTTTGGCGGTCGGCGGTGAGGATGACTTCGGCTGTTGTGCGGACACGAACGAACCGCCGTAGTGGATCGACAATCCGGCGAACGCGGTCAGGAACGCGAACGAAGTCAGGAACTTGCGGAACATGGGAACCTTTCAAAACGCGGGAAGGAATTGGTGATGCCGAAAGAAACAGAAAACGAGAGCCAGCTCGAAAGAGAGAACCATCAGCAGGACCGTGAGCGCGAGACAACTCAGCGGAATCTTCGCGTTGTTGTCGCCGGGTGATGGTTGCAGGAGTTTCATTTTTCAGCCCTCGAATCAGCGGACCAACTCTTCGGCAATTCCGAACAGTTGTCTACCGACACACGCCGCCGGGACAGCTTGAGCCGAACAGGTCGAACGGTAGATCGCCAGCGGGATAGGCCAGCGTGGAAACCGAGGGTGAGCCGACAGCCGACGAACCCGCCTGGCACGTTTGGCACGACTGGTACGGGTTGAACGCCGACCGGATCACCGTGGCAATCGGTCGGGACTCAATCGCCGTCGCCGTGCGATGCAGACCGTTGGCCAGAGCGGAGCGGATCGGATGGTTTTCGCGAATCGACCGGATGATCGTCCGGATCGGCCCTGTCCGCTGGACGCCGTTTGCACTACTTCCGCCATTGCATCGGTTGCCGAACAGTCCGAACGGACCGGCCTGAGCATCGCCAACGGCGAACAGCGCGAGGGCGAGAACCGTCGTAGCGGTAAAGAAACGTTTCATGGAAAGCCTTTCAGTGAGTCCCGCAAGGGACAGGTAAGAGCGAGTTAACGGGCGAACGGTTCATCACTTCACGATCGGCGGGAAGTCCGGTTGCAGATCGTTGGCCAGCAACAGGGGCCACGTCGCCCCCGGCCCGGTTCGTCGATCCACGCCCGTCGCATCCACGTCCATCGCGTTGTTCGCGAGCTTCTTCCGCAGGTCGAAAACGGACGGAATGGGTCGGCCAGAAAGGAGTAACCCGGCACGGTACAGCGCCATGACGCCCGCGACGAACGGTGTCGCCATTGATGTGCCGGACATTTGCTGGAATCCGCCGCCCGGTTTCGCGGACCAGATTCCCACACCTGGCCCACTCCCGTCGATCTTCGCTCCCGCACTGGAGAACGACGCGACGTTCAGATTCGAGTCGAGTGCGGCCACGGAAATCGTCTCGGCGAACCGGCCTGGAAAATCCACGTCCGGAGTGCCGCCGCCACTGTTACCCGCCGCCGCGATAATCCAGACGCCTTTCGCAGCTAACTGCACGGCGGCATCACGAATGACCGGATCCGGCCCGGATGACCCCAGCGACATGCTGAGAATCGTCGCACCATGTTCGACCGCCCAGTACATTGCCGCCGCGATTCCCTGACCACTGCCCGAACCGCCATCGGAAAGAGCCTTGCCGATCACGAGCTTCGCGCCGGGTGCCACGCCGATTTCCGGGTCGGATGCCGCAACCGTGGCCGCCGTGTGCGTGCCGTGGCCGTTTCGATCGCCGGGCCCGACTGGTGAGCCAGTGAAGTCGGCCGCATCGACAACCTGACTGCGAAGTACATCGTGGTTTCGGTCCGCCCCGGTGTCGATGACACCGACGATGATGCCCTTACCGTCCGTGATGGAACGCAGGCGTTCGACGTTGAATACGTTCATGCCCCAGTTCGCCGGGCCGGAGAGCGTGATAATGTCGGCCAACTCCGGACCACGTTGAAGGTCCGGTGGGATGTGAAATTGCTTATCCATTACTTGACCCCTTCCTGAAGTTTGCGAATGCCATCGGACGTAGTAGGGAGGTCGATTGGATCGCGGACGACTTGGGATTTCTTCCCGTCCGCTGAGATTCGTAACGTCAGCACAGCGGGGAGCTTCGTGCCGTTGGGCAGTTCGAACCACTTCGCGATTTCTTCAACGGTGTATGACTTGACCTGCCGACCCGCTTTGCGGTGAGCGTCCCATTCGGGATTCGCGAGAACCTTTTCGAGGTCGGACGTGATCGCGCCGTTGGGTCGAATGATCGCGAAGAATAGCGCCCCAGTCGGTTCGTCGACTGGCGGTTTATCAACCGGCGGCTTGTCCGGTGGCGGCTTGTCGATCGGCGGTGGTGGCTTCGACCCCTGGCCGACTTTGACCCTGACCGAGAGTAGTGTCACGATCTGGTCATCAATCACGCCGTCCGCAATGAGAAGAACCTGACCGTCAACCTGCCCGAAAACTGACACGGCACCGGCCTTGTCTTTCGGAACTTCATGCCGGCGGAACACTTCTTCGCCCTGAATCACGCTGATTACGGCATCACCCGGCTTGATCAGTTCGAGGTCCAACGCGCCTTGACCGTCCAGCGTGATGGCCTTCCAACGGATCGGCACCTTCCCGGCGTAGTTGTCCACCCAAAATAACCGGAAGTGTTTCGGATCGAGCTGAGCTGGTACGTCCGGCGTTGGCGGTGGTGGCGGTTGCGGTTCGGCCTTTGGTGATGGCTGGCCACCCAGCTTGACCGGCGGATCGCTGGCCGATTGCTTCGTCGGCACGACCTGCGCTACGCCTGTTTTGGCCGATGGCGTCTGGGCGAACGAGACGCCCACAAACAGGAGTGGGACCAGCCCCGCCAACGCCGTCGAAAGTACTTTCGTGCCACGCATGATGCCTCACGGGATTTGTGTGAAGTGAAAATGAGATTCGGACGGCTACGGATGGATGACGCCAGCGCCACCTTGCACAACGGGCGGGGAAATGGTCATTCGCCGATTCGTGTCCCGCAGTTCCTTCACCGCGTTGTCGAGCGATGTCATTGCCCGTTCGATCTTTTCGCCAATCCGGTCCATCGCCCGGCCATGCGTGATGTCGGTTTTCTCCCAGCGGGTTACCTGACTTTCGCGCAGGGCTTTGATCTCCTCGCGGAACATGGTCCGGTCTTCGCGGGACTGCTGAATCGAGTCCTGTTGCTGCCAGATGAACACCACGCAGATCACGGCCATCGCGGACATGTTGCCGATGTTGCTCCAGATGACTCCCCTGAGGCCGAAATTGTTTCCGATGACCTGGGCTGGTGGCTCTGCGGGAATGATTTTGTCGTCTGGCATCGCGAATCCTCGATTGAGTCAGGGGATTGTGGGAGGTGGAGTTGCCAGCCCGTCACTGGGTCGTGCTCGACCAAATCAGGATTGATGCCATGACGTCGGTGTTGTCATCGCTGCCCGTTCGCCAGAGCGTGCCGAGGTATTCGACGTTGGGCAGAATCAATGCCGTCTGCTCGACGGTGGGGTTGACCGTGATGATGCCGGTGGCCTCGTCCAGAACGGGCGTGACTTCGAAGAGAGGAACCGCCCAGGCGTGGTTGCGGAAAACGCGGAAGCTGAACGGGCCCGTGGTGGCTTTGGCCCCATCTTCGCGAGTGAAGCGGAACGACCGACCGGAACCGGGCAGGACCGGGCAGCGTTGGCGAATGGTGCGGGCCGATGGCTGCCGGGACCAGATGAACTCGCGTGGCGGCAGGTCATTATCCGCAGGCGTGGGATTGGCTGCCTTGAACCGCCCGACGATGCACGATGCTGACACTTCCCAAAAACCAACCATGTCGAGATTCGACCGCACGTACCGCTTCGTGATGGTGAACTGAACGATTGTTGTGACCAACCCGACCGTCGTTAACGGGATCGTGATCGCGTTCCCTAAATCGTCGAGGATCGACGTCCATGCCACATCATCATCGGATTCGTACAGGGCAATCGCGCATGTCGTGCCCGCGTTGATCACTTCGCCGCCGACTATCGCGAACCCATCACCGAGGCCACCGGACAAATCGACAGTACGACCGGGCATCGGATCGGTGAACCCGTTCGGTACCAGCGAGACGCCGTAGATCGTGTCGGTTGTGAGATTGATTGGCATGGCACTTTCCCTAGCAACAAACGCGATTAATTCAGTTGGGCTTTCAGGCCAAGAGCATTTTCGATGTCCGCATTCGCAGTCACGTAGGTAACGGAACCATTCCCAGCAATCACCATCCCCACGAGCCAGCGATGGATTCCGGTTGAGTCCACTGTGACCGTGAACGCCGGACCGCCACTGAATCCCGGACGAGCCAACACACCCACGGCGGACGGGCCAACCACGAGTTGCCCGGACAGTTCCGCACCGCCCAAGTAACCCGTGTTGACGTTCACCGAACCGGCCTGTGGACCTTCGAAGATGCCCACGCCAGGCTCATGGCCACGCCCCACGGCGATCACGGCCTGGCCGACCTGCGGAGTGGCAATGCCGTCAATCGGGTAGTAAGTGCCGTCAAAGTAGATGCCGGGATTCAATGGGAGAATTGTCGGCACGGCGGCCGCATCGACGCTGTATGGACCCGTGCGGAAGAACGTGGCGATTGTCGGGTAGCCGTAGTTGATCAACTGGGGGCCATCGGCAGGACCGGGGGCAATCAGTGCGTTAGTCATGTCCACAACGTGCGATGCCGTGACTGCGTACATGGTGCCGTCCGGACCCTGCATCGGGGCATAAAGCGTGCCAGTACCGACCGCATTCGACCCGACCGATTCGCCGGTCAGATTGATGACCGTCGCCGTCGTTGTGTCTGCGTTTGCGTCTGACTGCGGACTGTCCGCAAAATAAACCCCCATCCTGAACCCTGTCGTCGGTGGTGGATTTGGATTTCCCGCCGCATGATCGTCGAAGTGATACAGCGGAGCGAGTTCACGGAAACCGAGGTCTACGCCAGCACCGGTCAGGTAGCCATTCCCACCGAACGTGATCGCACTGCCCGAGTAACCGGCCTGTGTGAATCCCGCTGGCAAGTGCGTTTCGTAGCGACCCAGCCCCGGATAGTTGACGTGCATCGTGCCGTTAGGCTCGATCAGATTCACCGTCGTGACGCCGGCCAGATCGGGAGCAACGAGTAGATCGTAACCCGTTCGGCCATCCACCGGCCCACCGTAAAACGCACCGAGCGAGTTCCCGTGAACGTCGAACGTCGCCACGACCGGCCCGCCGCCTTTGCCCGCAGAAACGTAAATCACACCGTCGTAAATCTGGACGTCCACGCCGCCGCGAAACGAATCTTCGAATGCGAAGAACCGTGAGACTTCTTTTCCGTTTAGATCGTAAACAGCGGCAACCGGCCCACCACCATTCCCCGCGCCGGCAACAACGTAATGCCCGTCCGTTGACACCGGCACGCCACCGTGGAACGTTGGTTCGAAGGCGAAGAAATCGGCCAACTTTTCAGGGCTACCCGTCTCGCTCACCTTAAGAACTTGCACCCGTGGCCCGCCAGTTTCGGCCGCACCAATCGCGACAATATCGCCGTACCCCGCCGTGTGACTCGGCTTGTCGAAGTTATCGTAAGGTCGGATCGACTTGCCATTTATCAAGTCAACCCATTCGCCGTGCGACTGTAACACAGACGGATTATCACGATGTTCAAGTTCTAATACACGAAGAGACATGTAAATCCTTAAATAAAATGAATACACGAATTATTACGGTGCCGTAAATGCTGCTGAAACTTTTGGAAGTATGTAAGTATTAACGGCCAATGCTTGACCGGTAGCCGACCAGTGAATTTTGTCGGCAAGAAAGTATGATGCTGTTGCAACCGAGTAGTTCAAATTGGGATCTTGTGCCGTGTCGGGAGTGTCGTAAAAATATATTCCTTTGTCGGCACGGATTTGAGCGTTAACCGTGTCGGTCGGCGCATTCATATCGCCACGGTCACCGCGATACATGATCGTATCGAACAATATTCGCACAGATGGAACGGCGGCCTGTATCGTTGCGAAGTATGTCCGGTAATCGTTAATGAACTGTGCTGGCGTTCGGTTCGGAAGATCATTCGTGCCGCATTTAACATGCAATACTTTTTTGCCCGGAACCGCATTGAGAGCGAGTATCGCGTCAGCCGCCCTTAATTGCAGCCCCAAGTTATACGACCCGTTCGAAAAGGATGAACCGTTTTTTGCAAGCACAGGAGCAATCGTATTGGCTGGCAAATTCGGATATACGAGTCCGGGGATACAGGCCGTCACTGAAGGAGTCGCATTTAGCGAATCCCCTTCACATAAGAAGCAGTTATTCCACGTTGGGAATGTGGCGCCAGCGGCAGTTTTCACATTTTTGATTAACGTCGAAAGTTGGCGTATCTGTGAATCTGTATGAATGTCTTCAAACCATCCGTTAGCACCGATTTCACCAATTGTGTTATTAGCTACACTGCCGGGAAGTGCAAACAAGTCGATTACTGAATTAATAAACGACCCGGCGGCAGCGGGTAGCGTTTCCATTAAAACGCCGTCGAGATAGATTTTGTAAATCCCGTTTCCGTCGTTGTTTTGAACTGTCAGAACATGCCAAAGACCATCGGTCGGTTGCTGAAGTCGAGTCGTTAAAGTCTGCCCATTGTTCGAAAACATTTGAGCGGCGGAACCGCTGGAACACAACGACGCATTCGCATACGTGCCAGCCCCAATACCATCATTCCCTAACAACCAGTTAAATGAAGTATTTCCCTCCGATGCGATTTTGAACGCACCGTAGAGAGTGAAATTTGTTACCGTCGTCGGGATTTTTTTAATGGCCACGGCAAGAGTCGAAGTCGCCGATGGGATGCTAATGCCGCGAGGTGTCCAACTCTGCGTACCGGTTGGGATGATCCGAGCATGCATCCCGGTGCCGTTGTAATCTGGCACGGAACTACCGGGGACAATTTGAATTTGATCGAAAAGAATATCGGACGCAGCCAACGCGGAACCGATAGCACAAAAACTAAACGCCGTGCAAGTTGTCGCAATCGTGAACGTATAGAAAAACGTTTTCCACGTCCCAGGAATAACAGTTTGATTGGTGGAAAATACGGAGTGTGTTACATCGGCAAATCGAAATGTATATTCAAATTCGTCAAATGATTGTGCTTTGACAATCACTGTGTACGTTCCAGGTGGCAAAGTGAAATTATTGAAGATCGCCCATTTCAAACTGCCCGTAGCCGTGCATGTGACGCGAGTAGAAGACGTGCTATTATTAATCCCTGACTGGCCACCGGCGACGGTGATTCCAGAGCCTTGCGTCGTCAAGTATCGCGACGTGACTTGCTCCGGAGCGTACCAGATATTAGCGTCGGGCGTTGTGTTGTCGATTGAGTTGTGAAGAATCGTGCCGGACCCTTCGTTCATCCAATAGAACGCTTTTGCGCCGGGCAGCGAGGCCGGGCCGAATGGCCGACCTCCGCCAGGCTTCGGCCCCCCAAACTGGAACTGCCCCTGCCCGAATCGAAACGTGGCGTCGAATGCGCTGAGCATCACTTACTCCACGATGATGGAAAGCGGGGTGTTGGCGGCGGAGCCTTTAGCCCAGACTTCGCTGTCCACGGCCTGCAGCGCTTCGCCGAAGATCGTCGTCTCGGTGATCGTGCCCGCATCGCCGAAGGCAATGTCGATGCCGTTTGCCGCCGTTTGGCTGGATGCGAAGCGAGCGGTATTGGTGTTGGCAGCACCGCCGAAATTGGCGGGAACGCGAAGCAGCATCCCTTTTTTGGGGATGATGGGCGAGGCGAGCGGCCAGATCTTTTGCCACGATGTGCCGATGAGAATCGTTTCGGCGTAGAGTGGATTCGACATGATGGCTCCGAAACGGACACAGCGAGGATACGCCCTGACTATGCCCGTCCCGGTTGCCAGATTATGTGAGCCAGCCCGCCGGGCCTTTCCTTTCGAAGTCGGGATCGGCAACGTATGCCGGGCAGGACTGGCAAATAAAACCGGGGATCGCCACCCGCCCCTTATCGCATTCGTGAAGACACAGCCAACCGTTACACCCGCCGCGAAGTTCCGTGCGTTTGCCGAGGAAAGAACAGCGATCCGGGTGGGCCAGAGGAAGGGGTTGGCGTTGCGGTTTCGCGGTGATTTTCGCGGTCGTGTTGAACGATGCTGGCGCTGGCGGCGGCGGTGGGGCTTCGTAGGGGGTGCCGTCCGAGTTCTGGCCGCATTGGAACCATGTGGCCGTACCGTCTGGCGACACGGTAATAGTTGTGCCCGAATAATCCGCGTCTGGAACAATCAAAGGCGAAACTGGTCCTGATGATGTTGTCGTGTAATGATCGTAAACGAAAGAGCCGCCTGTCCTGCAATTAAATGACTCGCATACCCAGTAGACATATTCCGTTTCCGTCGAAATGGATGTTCCTTCGTATGATGTTGTTACACTAAACATTAAAGTCGCAGAACAATCGGCATTTATGGTAATTATCGCATATATAGATACTACTGTTCCATCAATATTTAATACACTAATTTCCGGAGTACAAATTCCGTTTCCTCCTGCCGATCCAAACAAAGGGCTATGTGTTAATGATAATGTCCTGGAGTAGTTAAGGCCCAACCAAAAAGAATGGCTCCCGCCACCATTGAATTCAACTTCTACATAACTATTTGCAGCGGGAATTGTCAGGCTGTACGCCGACCAAAACCCAACACCCTTACAGCATTCGCACCGACAGCAGCACGCCCCCTCACAGTCGATGGTTTCGCCAACAACAACTTCAATAAGACTGCTCGCCACTACGCCACCTCGTTTGTGTCGAGGTACTTGAATGTTTTGGTTGTGGTCGGGGTGAGCGACCCGGCACTGCACGCAATCGAGACCGCAACATCTGTGAGCACTTTGATCCGACCGCCCTTGAACACGTACAACTTTTCGCCACCCGGTTCCGTCCCAACGAACAGCCCCGGCGCTTCATACCCGACCGGCAGACTTCCCGTGCCGATGTTCAACGCCCGGCACGCCGGCCCCGTCGTCCAACTCGTTCCATCGGTCGTAGTGTCCGCCGTGGCGGGATAGTAAGGCAGTGGGCCCGTAACGAGAGCCGCCGTGGTCACGAGCCGGACGCCGTATTCCACTGCAGCGCCCCCTCCCCCGCTCTCCCGCTGGGCGTTCACCCTGCCATTCCCCGCGTGGTCGATGCGGAAGCCGGCCTTGTCCTTGTGGGCCTGCCAGGAGCCGGCCTTGCTGCCGTACTGGTCATCGAGCAGGGGCAGGTCTTCGGTTGTGTCATAGAGCAGCACCGCCATCATTTCCCGATGACCCATGCCGGTTTCGCCGGGCGGAATCTCCACCTCGCCATTGACGATCACCCGCATGTTGCCGTCGATGGTCGGCTTCCTGACCAGCCAGTTCCCTTCCTCATCCTGCCCGTTGTCATCGGGGGGATTCGCCACCACTTCCATCAGGGCACAGCCGGGGATGGTTTCCTCGGTGGTGTTTTTCACGGGGAGCCAGATCGCCCGACTATTGAAGTCGATCATCCCGCACCGCCTTGCTGGGCTTTCCACGCCGCAAAGTCTTTGATGTTGGCCAGTGCCGCATCGGGGTTCGCCGCCAGGTTCTCACGGTTTCGTCGTGACGAATACGAAGGCAGGTAGCTGGAAAATTCGGTGTTCGTCGAGGCGTGGGTATAGATGCCATCCGGACCGATGCTAAATGACACCTGCTGGATCACGCCGTCCGGGTCCACCTTCATGATGCCGTTCCAGCGTTGCTGCTGGCTGGCTTTCGTCTGGTATTTCAACGCCATCGCCTGCACGTACTGCTGGGCACGCCATGGCGCATCGGCATCCTCGGGGTTGCTGGCGAGTCCGGTCAGTTGATTGTTGGTGTCGCTGTACTTGCCAACCACATTGACAATGACATCCTCACGGGTGATGAACTCGGGCAAGCCTGCACCATCGGCGAGCGGAGCACTCCACGAGGGCCGGATCTCGGTCCACGTCACCGGGTCGCGGACCATTACCGCACATTCGAGAACCAGCTTCGGATCCAACCACAGGCTTTGCCCGCCCTGATCGGCCCGACGATAGACTGGCTCGTTGAACAGGATCACCTGCGTAAACGGGTCCACGGAAAAGTCGACGTTGAGCAGCGTCATCGGCGGGGTGTTGATGTTGCCCCGGGTGTTCCAGGCCACGCCGCTGCCGACCGTTTTCGCATACGTGCCGTAGACTCGGGCCGACTGATTGCGGGCGATGCCGTTGTAATATTCGGGCAGAATCCCGCCCCCCAAAAGCCCCTGCTGCATCTCGCCCTGTTGCGGGATGAAGTCGAGCCGCCGTGCCGAGGGCGCCACCTGCTCCACCTTCACCGCGGAAATGATCAACTGTCGACGGTCACGGATCGGACCGAGGCCCGGAACGAGGATCGGCTTGAATGGCGTTTTGTAGCCCCGTGACCGGCTCTCCGCGTTCTGGTGGGCAAACTGGACATCTTCATCCATGATGCGATAGGCCCGCCAGACGGAACTGGAGGCCCGCTGTCTGGCTTCGTAGAGCGAGAGCCGATCCGTGGATTTGATGCCGGGCAGCCACGGCGGGATTGCCTTTGACCAGTCGGGATAGTTGAACCGGGCCGGCTGAACGATCCGGGCATCGAACCGGCTGCGGGACGTTGACCCATCGAAGTACCAGCACTGCACGGAAAAGGGATCGTTGTTTTTCCCGGTGATGCGGATCGTCTGGCTGTTCGGGTTGCTGACAACGACGTCGTTATTCGGCCCGGCATCCCGACGCAGCAGCGTGTTAAACAGCCCGATGATGCTGGTGTCGGTGTAGTCGTTGCCGTTGATGATGATGGTGATTTTCATCCCCGAGATGTCGAACGCCGGCTGGACAACGCAGTCAACAATCTGCTTTTGCTCGGTGGTGGACGGCGTGGGGGCATACGAAACCATGTCGATCGGCACGTAGTGATTCCGGCCATCCCATTCCAACGCCACCCGCTCCAGTGCCAGCCGCATTTGGTACAGTGTCGGTGCACCGAGCACGTTCACCGAGACCGGCGTTTCCGGGGCCTCCACCGACAGCGATGCCTGAGCCAGCGAGCCGTTGGGCATGAGCGGAACGCCCACACCGAGACGAGTGATCAACACCCGATCCTGAAACGGCTGAAACACCACCCGGCAGCCGTAACGGTCACACAGTTCAGCCAGTGCCACGGCGGGCGGGATGCCATCCCAATTGACCGGCGGATTCGCGGCCGTCAGCGGGTAGTTCTGCCCGGTCTTGAGGTAGTCCGTCATCTGCTTGGCATCGTTCGTGGACAGCCCGTCCGGCAGTCCTTCGATGCGGAACGAGGTTTCGCCCATTGCCTGAAAGCAGAGGATCGCCAACTCGACCGGGCTGCGAATCGTCCACGGGACCAGCTTGCCGTTTTGGTCGAGCTGGTTGTAATGGCCACCGCCGCCCGGGAATGACCCATTCGCCCAGAGCCAACGACGGTCGAGGATTTCCATCGTCCAGACGTAAACGCCGCCGGAGAACATCGGCGTCATCCGTTTGACTTTGCAGTTCGTCAACGCACCGGCCATAAAGCCGTCCGACCAGGTGAGTGTGCCAAACCCGGCGGGCGGGCTGTTGAGCGGGTTCGTCACCACCAATGCCATGCCCGGCGTGATGCCGTGCACGCAGTCGTACTGGAACCGCTGGACGCCGTTGGTCAGGCCGGGCCAGCTGACGTTCGGAATTCGTGTGCCGGGTGGTAATGGCATCTCACGCCGCCACGAGTGGAATGGTCAGGGTGTCGCCGAGTTTCGAGGCGGCGATGGAATCCTTGTCGAAGGTCGCCGAAGCGCAGTTGCAGCGCTGCGGGTTGTAGAGTGCCGCCCCGTCGAGGAACGAGGAGCCCGTCGCCAGCGTGAACGGCCTTGAGTCGTTGGTGAAGTCGACCGTGGAACCGCTGCCGGACGCGGTGATCTGGCCGTGCGACGCCGTGCCCGAATATTCGTACGTCCCGGCGGAGTTGGTGATGTCCACCGTGCCGGGCGTGCCCTGATCCTGCCGCCAGACGCCGTTGAGGATGATCAGTGCCGTGAATGAGGCGTTGGAAAAGACCGTGCCGCCGTAGAGCCGGGCCTCGGTGATCGCGGTGACGCCGGAGCCGATGGTCACGGTTGGCTCAACACTCGCCGCGCCGAAACTGCCCGCCGGGCCATCGGTGCCGACTCGGAGCGTGGACAGGTCGAGGGTCTCGCCGAGCGAGGGAGCAAGCCCAACCGAGCGAGCGTTGATCGTGATCGGGTGAGCGGTGCCGGTCGCTGCGGAAAGCTGAATGGCGTTTTTGCTGCTGGACGTGGCCCCGTCCATGACCCGGATCGGCGTGGCGGTGGTGCCGACAATTTTCAGTCGACAGAAGTCCGGGGTATCGTTGCCATCGCCGATGAAGATGTTCGTCGCGGACAACACCAGAAAATGCAGCGGTCGATACTGGTAGTACGCATTCGGGTCGCTGGGGTTGCTGCCGGTGCGGTCCGGGTAGCCGATCGTACCGCCGAGGATCGTCAGCGTGCCGAGGGCCACCGAGTCGAGGGCATCAAGGTTGTGCAGTGCCGGCGGGCAGTTGGCCGGGAATGTCGGGTTGTCGCCGGTGGTGGGAAGTGCATTCCCGCTCCAGTTCGCGGCGTTGGCCAGATCGTTCGGGCCGGTGGCGGCCTGCGTGGCGGCCTGTGACAGCGTGGTGGTGCCGGTGGCGGCCACGGTCAGTGTGAATGGCGTCCCGGCGTTGGCACTGGTGGCAGTGAAGGAAGCCGTGCCGGCAATGCGGGGGTCGAGCCAGCTCACTTCGGCGAATTCGGGAGCGGTGCCGGCGGTGGTCAGGGCTTTAATCGCGTCGTAGAGCTTCCCCGCGAGCGTGGATGTGGTGTCGCCCGAAACAGCGGTGGCCGTCGCCGTCTTGCGATTGATCGTCACGGACACGGTGTCGCCAGCGCCGACCGTGCCACCGACGGTGAGCGTGGTGATCTGCGGAACGGCCAAGGCCCGGCCTTGCCAGATGGGGTTCGCCATGAGTCACCTACCCGATGTAGACGTTGGGGAGCGGCGGGCGTGGCAGCCGACCGGGAAAGCGAAAGACGTAGTTCCAGGCGATGCCGTATTCGGTGCCGTTGGGTCGAGGGCTGAGCCGTTCGACCGCCTGATCCGGGTTGACGAGATACGCGGTGGAGAGGATCGGCGGGGGTGGTGTGGGATAAGCGATGTAACCCACGGCGGAGCCAGTTTGAATCACGGTGGTCAGCGTGACCGGGGAAAGCTGGACGGGCATTGGCGGGCCGTTGACAGCCTCCTGCCAATTGATTCGAGGCCCGCCATTACCACGGACGCCGACCTTCTCCTGATAACGCAGGATCGCACCGAAGGCCCGCAGAGTGGGATAGGTGGCGGTGGCCCGAAAGCGGAACTCACGGCCCGTGGCCATGTCGCCGAGCCGGGATTCGGGAAACTCGAAACCTTCCACAACGACGCCGGGGAATTCGGCCCCCTTCGACAGCAGCCGAATCGAGGTGGCAGCGCCGGAGTCATCGAGCATGAGGAAGTCGAGGCCGAACTGCGAGAATGCCACTTCCGCCTGCAACTGCAGCGCGGACAGGGACTGCGGGCCATCGGCGATGAACTGGCCCCGGCCTTCGATCTCGGTGGTGTAGGCGTACGGCACCCTGCCATCGGTGAGACGGGCCACCGTACGCGTTGTGCATTCCACAGCGCTGGCGGGGAAACTACTGGAGCCGTAAAAGAGTTTCACACCGTGACGATGGGTGGGAGAGTTGCCAGACGCAGTTCAAAGAGAAAAGCACTGTCGAAATGGGATTAGGTTTTCTACCTCTGTGTCCTCTGTGGCTCTGTGGTTCAAAACGGATTTGAAAACCAATCAACCACAGAGTCACAGAGGGCACGGAGAACGGCCTGAACAAATAGACAGAATTGCCTCTATTGCCGATGGCGTAGGATGATGACCGATACTGGAGACGTAACATGCAAACGATTGTTCGACATAATTCACGACCTATTGGCGCCATCGTCGCCTTTACCGTTGTGTCCCTCATGGTTGGGATGGGGGCCGGTTTCGTCGCTGGCCATTTGAAAGGGAAGTCAGAGAGCGCGCTGGCGGTCAGGGAATCAAAAGCGACGGCAGAGAAGGCGATTGCCGATCTTTCGATTGAACAGGAACGTAAAGTGAAATTGCAGGGGCTACTGGAATCACAAAAAGAAGAAACAAGAAAAACGAAAGCCGAATCCCAGGACCTTTTGAGCCAAATTGCAGCGTTTAACGAAGAAAGAAAAGTGGCCATGGAGATTGCTTCCACGGCAGCCAAGAAGCCCGATGAAAAGAAAAAGGAAACGAAAAGAACTTATTTAGGCGAATTGGAAGCTGTAAGAAAATATGCAAAAAAACTAATCGAAGAAGAGCCTGCAAAAACAGAAAGCCTCATTCCGAATTTGTCGCAGCAGTCAAAAGAAATGTTGCCGATAGTGTATAAATTAAGGGCAGATGAATCGTATATAGAAAGCGATGGCATTTGTAATTCATTAATCGCCGCAGGGTTCGCGCATGTTTTCTATGCCCATGCTTTTAACAGATCGGCCAATGACGACGATGTCCAAAAAATGCTTTATTCACTTTGGAGCAATAATCCAAAAGCGGATGAAATGGCGATTACCATCGAGCGTTACAACTTGCACGATATGAAAACAAAGATCGACATTCGCATTGCTATTAAAAACAACACGAAGCCATATGCGAAGAAATCTTTCGATGCCGTCAAGATGGTAGTCGGTGATAAATACTTTAGCCAGATGAAACAACCTACTGATTGATCCCATTCGCGACGAGCCGGAATTTATTGTCCAGCATTTGAAACAACATCGGAAGCTCCTCGCCAAGCAGGCGTTCGATGCCTTTAAGGGCATCGCTGCCTTTCTGGACCGCGCTGCCGAACGCCGTATCGGCTTCCTGTCCTCTCTCTCCAGCCTCCACTTCTCCCGCGTTCACTTTCCTGCGTAGCTCGGCTAGCCCATGAGGACCGCGTTCGGCATCGTCCGGAGCGAGTTGGCGTAGTTCATCCATCATGTTCTGCGAATAGGCAACGCCGCTTTGCTCGCGTAGTTTTGCGATTTCCAACGGCGCGACCATCGAAGCCGCGTCGACCATGCCGCCTGGAATGAACTCTAGCGGAGTCCCGCTGCTCTTGATATACCGCAGGGCTTCCATTGAAACCATTCGGTCCCCTACTCCCATTCCGCCCAGCCGCTGGGCCGTTCCTGCCGCGAATTCTTCCCGCCCTTTCAGGTTTTGCAACTCGGCCCGTTTGATATCAATCTCAGACATGGCCTTGCTGTGTGCTGCCTGGGCTTCCCGCTGTTTCGCTTCCGCAACATCTCGGATGATCTGCTGCTGCTTTCGGCTGAGTTCGAGGTCCTCTTTTTTGAACGCATCGAATTTCTGACGGGACTCATCGATGGCAACGCTGAAGTCAAAATTCCCGGATGGCTTCGCGCCTGACTTCGCCCACATCGCACGCAGTTGTAAAGCGAATGGCCCGGAGCCAATACTCTTGGCGGCATCGTTGGAAGATTTCTTTTGCAGTTCCAGAAAGTGGTTCGTCAATTTTTCCTGACTCGTAACGTTGATTGCTGCCACTCGTCTTTTTTCTGTCAGTTCAAGTCCCTTTTGTTCGAGGGACAAGCGGTCTGCTGTCGCTGCCCGGAGTTCCCGTTCTGCCATGACGGCTTGCGTCCTGGGCCCGTGCAACGCTTCGGCCTCTCGTGTCTTGAGAAGCCCCTCGGGGGTCGACCTGTCAAACGTCGGCATTATGGGCCGTGGTAATTGCTGGATAGCATCGGCTCGTGCTTTGGCGTTGGCCTGCTGCCGTTTGATGTCGGCAATCGCGTTGAACGACCGCGAGTTGTAATCGGTTTGAATTTGCAGCCGTTCGGTCTTTTCCGAATTCCGCTCGAAGCCTGCCGTTCTGCCGGAAAAAGTGTCGTGATAATCGAGGAACGTTTGCCCGCCGGGAAGTGCGGCGAACATCCCCCTGCCCCTTGCTGCCTCATCGTAGTATGGATTAGCGTTGACCGCATCGGCTCGATAGCGTTCGGTCTTACGTAAATATTCGAGCCGCATTCCGGCCGCAGCAATGGCAGCCCCGGCAGGCCCGGCGAAGCGAGAGGCGCCAGCAAGACCCATGCCCTCCAGCGCACTTCCGACACTGAGGCCGTGTCCATATCCGCCGGCAACGCCACCGAAGCCTGACAACGAAAGTCCCGTCATGGCAAGCTGTGTGCGTGATTGAGCCGCCAGCGATTCCGTTCTTGCCTGTTCGATATTTCGTAGTTCTTCGGCCTTCTTTTGCTCAATCACCTTCGGATCCGCAATCACCCCGCGCCGAATCAGCTCCTGTTGCACGGAAGCCCGTTCGCGGATCGCCTTGGCGGCATGATCCGCCGCATCCTGAAGGCTGAACTCTTTTTTGAGCTGCTTCACCTTCTCGGTGGTGGCTTCGATCTGCTTGTTGAGCTCGCTGGTATCACCTTCCAGCACCACCTTGGCGCGGACTTCCTTTGCCATGGCTACCTCCGGGGCAATGATGCGAGAATGCGTTCCAGCCGAATGAACTCGCGGTCTTCCTGCCGTTGCCGATCGGCCTGCTCTTCCACATCCCGGAACAGCACGGCGTTGGCCCGCACGATGGGATCGTTGGGAAAGTCATTGACCGCTTTGCATTCGCGGTAATGCTGCCAGGCCTGGGCGATTCGCGGCGTCAACTCCACCGCATGTTCCCGCAGCCGTTTGGCGTTGTTCATCGTCTTGGGAATCTCGACGGCGTTTTCATCGTAGACGTGGGCGGGGATTTTCTCGCAGTCCGCGCACGGTGTCAGGCCGCTCGTGTTGAGCACGGGCAGCCCGGTCCGGGTGTTCTTTTTCTGCTGGCCATCGTCTTCGTAGATGAACTTCTGGCAGTCCTCACAACTGCGATTCCACTGGGGGCGTGCGAGCAGAACCCACAACGCCCGGACTATTTTTTTTGCTCTTCGGCCACCTTGAGGTTCGAACGGCAGATCTCTTCGCGGAACTGCTTGAGCAGATTCCAGTCGCGGATTTTCAGGAAGGTTTCCTTCTTGATCGGCAGGGGTGTATCGTCCTTGCTGCCCACCGCATCCCATTCGCCGATATGCTCGGCCAGAAACTCAGCCTGTGCCTCCGGGAACTTCTCAGCGTCGAACGCGGAAACAGCGTCGAGCTTGGCCACCGTTTTGATCGTCGGCGGACGGTATTTGATCGCGACCGGATTCGGCGTCCGGTCGGTCGGCAGAGAGCTGAAATCGAAGTCGAAGCCATCACCGATGTTCACGCGAGACATAAACGCTCCAATGAATGAAAAAGGGGAAGATGCCCGGTTAGGTTCGCAGTTGCAGCGTGACCTTGATCGGCGGGTTGGTGCCATCGAACTTGGCCACGCCGTTGATGTTGGGCCGAATTTCATCGCGGGCAGGTAAGTCGTGATCCGGGCGTGGGAAGACCACAGAGGGCAATTCGATCTTGAGGAACTCCACGCTCTCGACCGGGTTCCGCCAGACCATGACCACGGCACGAGGCGTCAAGGCTCGCATGTCCGCGGCATAGACCGCCTCGGCATCGGCGGCGGGCAGGTTCAGTTGCAGGCCGATGTCGCGAGCCCGCTTTCGCAGCCCCTTGGCTGAGAGCGAGTGCGGCCGACGGGCCCGGTCGAGGTTGTAGCTGCATCCCAGCGAAATCGAGAACGGGTCGTACTCGGTGCCGCCGATGGTAAAGACACCGTTCTGCCCGGTGGCCCCGACGCCGGTCAGGTCCGGGAACGAGAACGGCGAGGTGACATCGTCGAAGTTGGTCAGGGCTGGGAAGGCGGTTGTCTCATCGTAGACGGCATCATCCCCCACGGTCGCAATATCGATGGCGATGAGCGAGCCGGGCGAACTGCGGAGCGTCCAGTTGTCCACGGCGAGGTTGGTGTAGTTGTGCAGCTTCGTTGAGCCGCCACGATCCTCCACGCCCTGAATGCCACGCAACGGCAGGTCATTGCCCGGCTCGTAGACGATGGGAGCCGTGCCCGTTGCCGTCCCGCCCAGCAGCCACGGCCAGAGGAACGAGTGCTCCATCGCGGTCGGCTGCATCGAGAATGTGGGCTCCACCGGATTGCCCACCACGCGCATGCGGTTGGTCCGCCCAGTCAGCGAAGCGTTCTGTCCGGTGGCATCGACGACTTCCTGCGAGATGCCGAGCCGGCCCGAGACCTGGTCGATCAGCTGGTCTGCGGGCAGTCCGCCCCCGGCCAGGTTGATCGCCAGTTTCGAAAAGATCGTAATCGAGGGGTTCGACATTGTGCGCTCCTATCGACGGTTGATTCGAGCCGTCAGCACCACGACCGTGGCGGTGGTCAGTTGTTGGAATCTCGGCTCATCGGTGGCAGCCATCCCCTGCGGGTCGATCTCGCAGAGCCAGACCGCACTCGGCAAACCGGCGGGCCGTTTGTTGTGGAACAGATCGGCGAGCATTCCGAGGAAGTCGGTCGGGTCCGGGCCAGCCCGACAGCCGGACAGTGCCCCGGTGGATTTGAGGCCCACGGCGATCGGGATCTTCCAGTCATCCCGCCTTGCCGTACCTCCGGCGGGTTGGGCCTGAGCCATCAGGTAAGCGACCGCCACGGGGCCAGAGGCAAGTTCGCCGTCGATGGTGTCCATGCTGAGGGTTTTCTGAAGCTCTTTCAGCCCCGCCGCGTTTGGGTTCGTGGTCCGTTCCGCTTCGATCAGTGCGGCCACGGCGTCCCGGCACTGCTTGTGGAAGTCTCGAATCATCAGCGGACCTCCTGCCCGAACAGGTAGTCCGTGGCGATGTTCAGCACATCATCCACAGCAGCATCGGTGAAGCCGTTAAACGGTCGGGCCGGGATCGTCACGCTCTTTTTCAGCACGTAATGCGGGACCATTTCCCCGCCCGCGTTGTACTTGTCGGCGAGTTTCTGCTCGCTCTCGTTGCGTTTGAGCTTCTTCTTCTTGCCGGTTTTGGTCAGTGGTGGCGCTTCCACGAGCAGCAGGTTGCCGTTTTTCGAGCGGATCACGAACAGTTTGCGCGGGAAGTTTCGCGGGCCAGACGCCCGGGCCGCCTCCCGCGTCAAAGGGATGGCGAGGAACTTCGCTTTCGTGGGCCGAATCGTGCCGCCGGCGTTCATCAGGTTGGCGTAGATGACGTTGGTCCCGGCACTGGCTCCGTTCGGCTCGGCCCGGCCTTTGATGCTGGCCCGCAGTCGACCGGTGTTGAGCAGCGGCTTATCACCCCCCTGCGGTCGGGGCTGGATCGGCGCCCAGCGTTCCCCGTTCGGCCCACTGCCCCGGTCGAAATGGCCCTTCATGTCGCTGGCCAAAACCAGCCCCATCCGCTTGCCGAGCGGGGATGGAACCTGAATCGGGCCGACGATATTCGTCCCGGCGGGGCCGATCATCGTACGGATGCTGCCGCCGAACTGGTCGACACTGACGTTGTTGCGTGAAAGGAGAAGCATTTAGCCCTCCCCGCCGAGCGTGACCGTGGGGTCGAAGCCATCGCCCCAGGCTTCGAAGTTGCAGGCATCTTTGTCGAAGGTGGTACTGCGTCCGTAGCCGATCTGGTTGTGCCCCACGGCGGCGGTGATGTCCGGCACGAGCAGCCCGCCCGTTTCATCGATCAGCAGGAACGCTGAGTCTTTCAGTTCATCGTCCAGCCGTTTCAATTCGGTATTCGGCGAGGGAGTATCATCGCCGCGGCGAAACGCGCCGAAGGCAAAGGCGTAGGCCAATGCGTAACGCAGGTTGTAATCCGACCGGCCATCCCAGATGTCGATCAATGACAACGAGTAACCCCGACCCGCGAGCAGCCCGACCATTCGTGAATAGCCGGCACGGGGGGCCTTTCGGCAAAGTTCATCCCAATGCTCCGGCAATGCCACAGCACCAGCCTGGGCCAGTCTGGCTTTGGCTTGTGCCACCACATCGTCGAAGGAGCAGTAGGGACCGGGCATGTTACTTCACTTCGGCTTTCTTGTTGGCGTCAGGAGCGGGCTTCGCGTCGAGTTGCTTTTTGAGTTCGACCACTTCGACCGCGAGTTTGTCGCGTTCCGACTTGACGGCCTGCACTTCCTCGGTCTTGACGCCGAGTTCCTTGGTGAGTGCCCCGTGTTTCTTTTCGAGGTCGAGGCACTTGGCGTGCAGTTTGTCGATCTGGTCGAGGGCTTCGTTGTGGTCGGCCTTCAATGCCGCATGGGCTTTGATGAGGTCATTCGAGGCGTTCGGCACGGCGGTGGCGAGAGCGTCCACCGAGACCTCGACGGTTTCGTGGTCGTTCGTCCAGGCGGCGAGGCCATTCGAAACGAGATGGTCCGGGTTGCAGCCGGCCAGTGCGTAGCCGGGTACGATCTGACCCTTTTGGAAGTCGCCAATGACCGTGGCGAGGATGAGGAGGTTCGATCCCTTCGGCATGGTTGGTCCTTAAAAAAGAAAGACCGCTGCACGGAAAGCAGCGGTCCGGGGTGAGCCGCCGGTTCGAGAGCCGAACCGATTACGAGGTGCGGATGGCCACGATGGCGGTGGGGTAGTAAACCGCAAGCCCGCCGTTGTAACCGTGGTGAACTTCGATGCTGCGGGGGACGGTGTTTTCGCCTCGGTCGATCACCTTCGAATAGATGCCGTCCTTTTCGCCCTGTGCCGAGTTGACGTTGTAGGTGCCTTGGAATTCACCCACGCGCTGACCGTTGGGACGGGAGCCCACCCAGATGAAATCGCTGTCCGGCACGATCATGTCGAACAGGGTGCGGTCATCCGGCGAACGCTGAATCGACTTGTTGTACTCGACCAGTTGCGGCAGGTCGTTCGCGGCCAGCAGCTTGTTGATGTCCTCCACCGTGTTCAACGTCATCCCCAGCTCGACCCGCTTACCACCGAGGTCGTTCGCGTTGGTGTTGTTGAGGATGTTGTTGATCGAAACCGTGTTGGCGATCAGCTGCGAGGTCTTGCCGAAGTTGCTCGACGTGTTCCGGCTGTACTGGGCCTTCCACGTTCGGAGATCCTTGAGCGGGGTGGCGGTGGCGGTGTTGCTCCACGCCGTGCCGGGGACGAGCGTTGTCAGCGAGAACGAATCCGAGTGGACGGCGTTGCCGCTGCTGGTGACGTTGGAGAACACGCCCAGCCGCATCAGGTCCGAAATCGTCTGGCGTTTGCGGTCGAGTCGACGTTCCATCAGCAGCTGTTGTTTCTTGACAACCTGCTCACTGAGGTCGACGGTGTCGCCGAACGTGCCGACCTTACGGCATTCGGTGAGCTCCTGCTCATCGAACTTGTAATAGTCGCCGTAGTAGCCCGGTCGCATTTTGAACTGGTTGACGCCGCCCTTGGTGACAAGGCCCGGCTTGCCGTTCAGGCCGCGAACCTGCATGGCGCCGTATTTGTTGTCTTCCTGTTCCCAGATCACTTCGTTGTTGCCGGTGTAGCGGTCGGGGAAAAGGCTGAGCAGCACGTCGTCTGCTTCGAGGTCCGGCAACAGGTCGCGCTGAATTTCCATCAGCTCGGCGTTGGTCGGGTAGATAAACTGGTCGACCATGGGTGAGGCTCCGCAAATGATTTAAGGGGGAAGGCCCCGGCGAAGCGGGGCTGAAAGTTCGGGGGATTAGTTGATCTTGAGCACGCCGCCGGCCGAGTCGTACGCGGTGCCGAAGATCATCCGGCCCATGTCGGTCACGGCGTTGGCGTCGAGACCGGTCAGGTCGGCCACGTTGAACGGGCCGTCGAAGTAGGCTCTTGCGGAGAACGGGGTGCCGGTGCCGCCACGCTCGGTGAGAACGCCGCCGTTGATGTCGCTGGCGTAGTCTGCCGCGAGCAGGCAGGTAGCCGTGGCAATGGCCGAGTTGTCGTAGGCATCCATCTGGGCCGCACCGGCGGAACCGGGCGTAGTGTTGGCCGCGGCGATAGCGGGCGAGGTGCCACCAGTGAAGGCCCCTGTCACCGTGAGGCTCTTGACCAGCACGCTGGCCATCGAGCCGGTAAAGGTGATCGTCCATGCCGTACCGGGGCCGGGGCCACCGGCGACGAGCGTATTGCCCTTGCCGAAGAACTTGTCGCACGCGGCCTGCACCGCAGCGGCATTGGCGTTGTAGGCGATGGCGTCTGACGTCTGGCCGAGGAACGAGAAGGTCCAGGTGCCGCCAGTCGGGGAGCCGGTGATCGTGATCGTCTTGAGGTCGTTGCGAGCCACCACGCCGGTGCAGCCGAGAACCTGCCCGGCCTTGAGGTTGCTCCCCACGGGCAGGCGAACAACTTGCTGGAGGCAGTTCTCACTGGCAAAGGCCGGCTTGAGTTCGTTGAAGGTAAAACGTCGAGTCTGCATGGAAGATCCTCAGCGTGTGCGGGGTGAGTCCCGCCGGAGCGGGTGTGGAAATTCGTGGTGGCTCTGGGGCCGGGATGGTCCGTTAGGACGCCGTTTGTTTCGTGCGGGATTTGGCCCGCAGCGTTTCGGTGGCGTTGTAGAGCTGGGCCCGGCGTTCCGGGGACATGCCCTCGGTCTTCGTTTCGGTCGGGACGGCGGCGAAGCGCGGGTCCGGCGTGCGGGCGATCAGCTTGAGCAGTTCCGCTTCGAACGGCGTCTTGTCCTTGTGCTCGCCCTCGGCGAAGCAGTGGGCTTTGTCGTTCGACAACAGCATCAGGTCGGCGATGTAGTTGCCCTTCGACGCCGGGACGATCTTGCCGAGTCTGGCGCACTCGTTGACCACGCCCGTGGCCCGATCCCGCTTTTGCTCGACGATGTTTTGCTCGTACGTCTTGGCGAACTTGGCCGCGTTCTGGATCTCGCCGGCTTTGGCTTGCAGGTCGGTGAACGCCTTTTCGACTTCGGTGAACTTCTTGGACAGTTCGGCGTTGGTCTTTTCCAGTTCGCTGAACCGCTTCGACATCTCGGGGTTCGTGTCGACCGGCTTTTTGTCGTCCTCATCGTCGGCGAGTTTGACCATCGTCGCCGGCAGCGACTTGAGCAGGGCGCCGAGAGCCTCATCCGGCAGGTTCGCCAGGGCGGGGTCAGCGCCAATGTCGATGCCCTTGTCCTTGAGAGCGGAAATGAGTTGATCGCGGTTCATCGATAACACCTCGCTGAATTTGATGCGGACAGCGCCGCCGGGATTGTTTGCGGTGAAGCTGATGACGGGAGGCGGGATGCCCGCAACGCCAGGCTTCTCATCGCCGAGATAGGCCACGGCGGTGAGCACGTAGCCGGGGATTTTCTTGTTAGCGTTGTTGGGGTCGGGGATCGTGCAGTCGAGTTCGACCGAGGCGTTGAGCAGCTGTTTGTTTTCAAACATCTCCCAGATCGGTTCCGGCACGCCTTCGATGTCCACGGCGATTTCGCCTGCATCGCTCAGCCGCATGTCGACCACCCGACCCAGTGCCGGCATCCCCGCCGAGACCGCTTCGCCCGTTTCCGGGTCGATGGTCCGACCCTTCTCATCCACGATCAGGCCGAGCAGCTTGGCGAAGCGTTGCTTGGCATCATGGCCGAGCTTGCCTTTGGCGATTAGGTAAGGCCTGTCGCCCTCGGAATACTGGTGGAAGTTGTCAACGACCTGTCGGCACTGTTCGGTCGAAAAGTATTGACCGTTCCAGTAGCCCGACTTGAACACCGGCCAGTTTCGAATCCATCGCGTATTGCCAGCCGGGGCCTTTTTCGAAGCCGGGATGGTCGACGATGAATCAGGAGTCTGGCCCATTGCCGGGATTGTGACGGGAAAGGTTGCCAGAACGAGTGAACGAGAGCGGGGAGAAGAGAGAGGGGAGTTGCCAGCGGGCTGAATTCGCCCGCTTTACAGTTGCATTTGGACGATGGCTGTCTAGACACTGGATAGAGCACAATCGTCAGAATACTTTCACAGTGGAGTTGTTATGCCAGGATTGCCCGAGTCGTTCAAAATCTATCACGAAGAAAAACTCGATCCGAAAATGAAAATAATATTTGAGGCCCATTATCTGGAGTTGGGTGAAAGTCTCGACAAATTACTCCATTATGCCATTCGCTTTTTTGTGGATGCAAATACCAAATTACAATCGACTCCACCGTGTCACAACACCTTTGAGCTCATGGGTTTTGAGCTGATTGACATTTTCGATGCCATTTCCATTCTAACAAAAAGCGGCTCGGCAAATAGTATTATCCCATTATTAAGGACGGCGATAGAAATTCAGTTTGGCATGGACTATTTAACGTTAGACATGGATAAATATTATAATAAATCACTGGCTTACGAATACTGGCACATCTTGAATGTGTTGAATTACTTTCAAATCCGCGATAAAAAACATCAGAAATCCAAATCGGCAGTAGGAGAATTCAAAAACGAAAAGATTCCAAATCTCTTATATGTTCAAGCCGAAGGGGTCGACAATAAGGCCGAACAGGAAAAATGTCAACGAGATTTAGAACAACCAAAATTTCACGAGATCCACAAATATTTTTCTGAACATAAGAATTGTTCAAATTGGTTTGGCTTGTTGGGTGGGCCAAATAGTATTGTAGCTTTAGCCCAAGAAATCGGATTTGCTTCATTCTACAGTAGTATATACGCCGGGCTGTCGAATATGGCTCACGGAGCATCCGCAGGAAATCGATTCCAGCAAGTTGATAATGTTGGATATATTAACCCGATTCGTTCACCAAAATGGCTTCCGCTTATAGTTAAACGGACAGGCACATTAATAGCCATGTTTTCCAAAATGTTGTATAAGAGAATTTTACCCGAAAATAATCTAATCAATACTGAGTTTGATAGTCAAATTTCGGATTTTGATACCATGATAAAAAGGTATGTTGACAACAGAATATTTATTTAATCCCGCTTATTCTTCCCCGTGTCCTCTGTGACTCTGTGGTTGATTCGGATTCAAAATTCAAACCACAGAGTCACAGAGAACACAGAGCAAAATCGTTACCATTCCGTCTCGGCTCTCGCCCCCGCCGCTTCCAGCCGGGCCCACTCACGACGGTTCACCACTCGCTGCGTACACCTGCAGTTGAACGGACGATCCCCCCGGACCTCGTTGAAGCTGACAGATGCCGGGTAATACTTGCCGAAGTGCGGCGCGTGGTCGCTCCCCTGTCGACCATCCTTGATCCCTTCGTATTGCCAGACAGGAAACTCTTCCGCGACGTCCGGGTCCTGTCGCTCATCGTCGTAGCCGGTGTTGTAAGAGTCGAGGGCGTTGGTCCGAAAAACCATTTCCGCGTACTGCGGATTCCGTGGCGTCACGCCCGCCGCATCGAGGATCGACTGCACCGCGTAGGTGCCCGTGGTCCCCTTCGCCAATGCCTCGGTGATGGCGTCCTGCACGGCCCGCAGCATGACCTCGCCGGTGTTCTCCGCCAGCGTGAACGAGGTTCGACGGTGCCGATCATCGAACTCCGGGTCTTCGCTCAGCGATGGCATCAGGTCGCGGAAGTACCGTAACGCCTCCTCGGGCGGGATCGGCTTGACCCGCAACGGCGTATCGGCCGCATCGAAGGCGATGAAGCGGAGCGTGGACTCCGTGTCCTGCATCTGCTCGCGAATGCGATATCGGCCCAGCAACTCCGCCGTGGCGTTACTGGCGGCGATCGTCTCGGCCAGCAGTGCGAGTTCATCGGGCGTGAACAGCGACCCCTCAGCCTTCCCGGCCTCCAGTTTCCGCATCACCGCATCGCGGGTGATCGACTCCAGAATCGCCCGACCATCGGCCATCGCCCGTTCGGTGAGCTTGATTGCCGCCTGACCGTCCGGCCCGGCAATGGCGATCTGGGCTTCGGGTTTCGCCGGCTTCGGCTCTTCCTTCTGCTCGGCAAACGTCTCAGTCGGTTCATTCGCGGCGAAGTAGTCCGCCAGCCGCTGCGGAGTGTCGAGCATGAAGCGAAGCGGCATGGCGTAGCTACGTCCCCACCAAAGGTGCTGGGTGTGCTCAGCGGACAGCCTGACCTTCGGCTCACCCTCCACGCGGGCCGTGAACGTGAACGAGTTGCCGCCCTCTTCGGTCGGGTAGGTTTTGAACGCCGTCAACTCCTGCAGCGCGATGCCCGTCTCTTCGCGGATCTCGCGGATTGCTGACTGCATTGGCTCCTCGCCGGGTTCAGTCTTCCCGCCCGGCAGACACCACGTTGACGGCTGGAACGGGTCATCCGGTCGGCGTTTGAGCAACAGAACCTGCCCGTCCGCGTTGGCGATGAACACATCCGCGAAGTTCGTTACTGTCGACTCCGAAAAGGTCGCCGGCTTATCACCGGCACCTCCTTCCGCCGTTGGCTTGGCGTTGATCCCCTCGGCTTCGGGTGGGAACAAGGCGTCGACGTTCTCACGAGCGATGCCGTAGATCGCGGTGGCGTTGGCGATAGCCATGGCACGGGTCAGGTTTCCAGCCACGTAATCCTTCTGCAATGTCAGGATCGAGCCAGCCCCGCCCACGGTGTTGAGCCGTTCGCTGGCCCCCTGCGTCACCACGGGAGCGGTATTCCCTTCGTGGTTGGGTTCGTTGCCGTTGGTTGGTGGTGCGGCCCCCGCCGGCTTTGAGGACTGCCCCGCCGCAGGCAGAGCCGGCAGGGTGGGAGCGGCCGGCAAAGCAGGCGTGGCTCCCTGCCCGAACGGGCCGGGCGCTCCCGTCGATCCCATCGGCCCCATTGGCCCCATTGGCCAAGCGGGCAGTGCCGGCGGCGGGCCATCATCCTTGTCCCGTGGCGGTTCGACCTGAGCGACTTTGTAAATGTGGGCCGTGCTGACGGGCCGACCGAGATCTTTTTCGACAATACGAATCACTTCGAGTTGCTGCTTCGTTTCGTTCCAGTTGGTGCCGCCCAGCGTGACCGAGGGCAGCCCCACCCGTTCGCCGAAGTTGGGACGGACCAGGTCTGGGATCAGTTGCTTGTTGATCGTCTCGACGACCGACTGCACAATCAGGTATTCAATCGAGTCGGATGCGACCTTGTGCGTCTCAGTGTTGCCCTGATCGTTCTTTTGCCCCCCTTGCAGGAACGGCAGGTAGGCGCCACGGACCGCCTGATAAATTTCCTCACGGGCAATCCGCACTTTCGCTTCGAAGGCCTGAAACGAGGTGGCCCCGGCGAAGTTCAGCAGCTCGATTTCATCTTCCTTCGACAACGTCAGATAGCCGCCCGACTTGGCCGCCGCCAGTGCCTTGCGCAGCATTTCGAGCGTTGAGCCCACGGCGGCGGTCTTGGCCACCAGATACGGCGAGGCGTAGTTGTTGAGTGCGATGTACCACAACTTGTACGCCGACTGGATCATCTGGCAGGCACGATACGCACTGCGAATGTCACTGCGACCGTAGGGGTTTTCGAAGACCTTGCGGTGGGTGTAGATGACCGCCCGCTCGGTGGAATAACCCATCAGGCCGAGCTGCGTATTGACGACGCCGATCACTTCACGGTACGGGTTGATCTGCAACTTGATCCGGTTGGTGTCGATGCTGGCCAGCCGCTTATACGACCAGAGGCCGTTATACTTCGGACGCAGTCGGTCGAAGCATGGCTCGTTGTCGACGCCCCCCATCCACTTTTCCGTGATGGAAAAGCCGTTGACAAAGGCGGGCAGTGTCAGGTTGAGAATCAGCCCCGGCCAGCCGCCATCGCAGTTCTCAATCGCCTTACGGCAAAACTCCGCCACATACTTATCGGCCTCGGCCTTCTCATCGCAGGGCAGTACGGACACATCCAGTGAAGCGACCGCCGCCGCCTTGCCGTCGAGGGCCGATTGCAGTGTGGGCTCGGATGCGTAGAAGCGTTGATACTCCTCGCGCATCAAGTCGGTTTCCCGCCCGTAATTGTCGAGGCTGCCCGGCTCCTGGTACGGCGGTGGGAACGGGTTGGTGGTGATCCGGTCGTCGGGCGGCGCGGACTCGCCCTCGCGGAACCGCTCGATCCGCTGCTCATCACGGGCCGTGCCGAACATGGCCTGGTAGGACCGGGTCAGGAAATTCTTTACACCCATGATGGCGCTCCAGTGCCTCCGAACATCTTTTCCAGTTCGGGGTCGGGTTCGGTGATCGGATAGCTTTCGGCGGTGGGACGCTGCGGGCCGTGGTCGAGGTAAGCTGTGACGTACCTAAAACCGTCACATCCGTGGTCGTGCTCTTTGACAGGCACGTCCTTCGCAACCGTGCCGTCCGTGTTCTTTTTCCAGATGTAAAGGTCGATCTCGGCCCGCGTGCTGGTTGGCTTTTTCGCTTCGACGAGGCTTTCATCCGGGTCGTGGACGAGCGTATTTTCCATGATGTAAAAACGGGGCTTGCCATCGCCCGCCGGCTTCATTCGCGACTGAACCGCATCAATCCCGACCGAGACCGCTTTGATGGCGGCGATGGTGGGCCTGTTGCCCAGGTGACGTTCGAGCGTCTTTCGGTCCTCGGCATCGTGGTCGCAGATGATCGCCTCGGGCGGTGGCTCATCCGCCGTGTTGTCCAGAATCATCTTGGCGTGGTCTTCGACGATGCGGCCCGTGAGGTAGATTTCCCGATAGAGGAACATCCGGCCATCGGGGTCAACCACCCAAAGCTGCCAGACGAACGGGTTCGTGTAGCCGAAGTCGATGACCCAGATTCGCCGCCAGCCGACGGGTGGAGTGAACCGTTTCACCACGTTCCGCTTCTCATCCCACTGGTCGTAAACCACGCCATCGGACTGAACCCAAAGGCCATCGCGAAGCCGCAGCCGACGCACGCCGGTCAAATCGTCGATACGAGAGAGAAAGACCTCGCCGAACGCTGTTTTTTTCCCATCGTGCGTGTAGAGGGCCGGGTTGTCGGTGTGCCTCATCGCAATGGGCCGAAGCCATGTCGTCTTGCCGCTGCGACCGTCCGGGATGGCCGTGTGCATGGCCTTGTAAAGCCAATGCTGCGGCGACTGCGGGTTGCAGTCCATCAGCAGCTGCTGGTACGGTCCCACGTTGTTACGAAGCCGGGCGTCGAGCTTTTCCACCGTGTCCTGGCTGACTTCGTTCGCTTCGATCAAAACCGCCAGATCGTATTCCGTGGAGAAAATGGACTGCGGGTCATCGAGGCCCGCCACATCGACGATGGAGCCGTTTTTGAACGTGTACCGCGAACGGTTTTCCCGCTGCACGCGGTCGGGCACCAGTTCGCCATCCACGACAACCTTGTCCTCCCACGTCACCAGAGCGGATCGTGTCAACCATTTGCGGACCGAGCGAAGCAGCAGACAGCGAATGCCGGGATACTTAATGCAGTAGGCTCTCGCCTTCTCCAGACTGACCCGAGTTTTTCCCGTTCCTTGTGGGCCGTGCGTCAGGAGCCGCTTTTCGCGGGCCTTCATGATCTCGCCCACGACGAGCGGACGGGCGTCGAAGAAACGGCTTCGCACCGCCTGCGACTTCGTGATGAAGGGCAGTGGTGGCGAAACGATGGGTGGCGGGGCTTCGCTCACACCGCCTCCACGGGATCGAGGCCGGCGACGAACTTCACAGGCGGCATCGTGTCGCCCTTCTTCAAAATGTCCTCCACGTTGAGCAGGCCGAGCAGTTTGAACCGCATTTCCCGGCACTTCAAAATCAGTGCGGCCAGCTTCGCATCGCCGCTACGCTGCTTGCGTTTGGTCTGGGCCATGCCGAAGACTTTTCTGGGCGTGCCGTCGTTTCGTTTCCCCTGCGTGGTCTCGACATATTCACCCTTCGACCGCTCCCATTCGCGGGTGACATCGCTTTCGAATTCATTCAGCTTCAAGATTTCCTGACACAGCAACTCGGTGGCGTGCTGCTTGACGTGCTGACGAATGCCGTTGAGAACCGCCTGCAGGTCGGAATGGATCGTGCCGAGGGACACCTTCAATTCGGCGGCAATCTCCCGCATCGTCCTGTGGCCGCAATACATCCGGGCCGCTTGTGCACGGCGTTCCGCGATGAGCATCCGCTCGTTGTCGAGGTACGCATCTTCGCTTTCGCCAGGGGCCGCCGCCGCACTGGGGTAAAGAAGGGCGATACTGAGGGCATTCGAATTTGGGTCCATGTTCAGTTGCAATGGTGTTCAAGGGGATTGTTCAGTCGAAGGTTGCCAGATCTCATCCGCCCGTTGCATCACTCGAAATGGCCCGCTAGACTGGACGGGGAATAGCCCCGGTTGGCAAGCCCGGCGTGCGGCCCGGTCCTGCGGGAAAGTCGCATAGGCGTGATCGGCCGTAATCTCGATCATCCCGTCGGCGGTGGCGGTATCGCTCCGTCGTCCGTGGCAGGATGGGAGGGGTTTGTCTCTCCCCGTGGGACTGAGTCCCAGCGGTTTCATCGTGAGGTGGAATCGGGCCGGCGGGGAAAGTGATGAAGTGAAAAAGTGAACTGTCAAGGAATGCTTGACGGTTGGCTACGCGGCTTCGCTGTCGTGGCGGATTTGTTCCTCAGACTCCACATCGTCGAACAGGGTCATGGGGAGGGGTTTGGGGTGGGGTGCGCGCTGGCTGTTCGGTGGGAGTTTCACCTTTCCGCCACTGCCCCCACTGCCCTCACTGCCGCGGATTCGCAGCAGCAGGTTGTGAATCCTGATGCCCAGCGTTGACTGGGGCAGTTGAAACCGCTCACTCAACTCCGCCAGCCCCATGTTGTGCCCGAACCGCAGCAGCAGCAGTTCCCGGCTCTTGTCATCAACACCTGCATTGTCCAGCAGTTCCAGCAGCGTCTCGCCCGCTTTCGTTGCACCATCAACCTGAGCTATCAGCGTGGACTCATCGACACGTTCGGTCGTGGCGGCCTGCCCTTCCCCGTTCGGTTGGATCCGATGCTCACGAATCGCCTTTTCCGTTGAACAGTCGAAGCGGAGCCGGGACTTGAGGTAAGTCGTGAACTTGAACCCGTTGGCCTGGTCGAACGTCAACGCCGCTTCGCAGGCCACAGCGAATGCGAGTGAATCCACCACATCAAACGGCACGTGCGTCTGTGCGGCAATGTTCGCCGCGTGCTGACGAATCAGACCGATCGTGCCGACAATGGGCGGGTTGGCGTTCGGGTCGCCTTCGACCAAAGCCCGCTCATAAGTCGTGGCGGGCCGACAGACGCCGCAGCGTTCGCAACTGGCCGTCTGACTGGTCTGGTACGGGTCGAGGGAGGTGATCACCCGCAACGGCCATTCGCTCGGCTTGCCATTCGCATCAACGCAGTCCGGCGTCCGGCATTGCCATAACGGCGTACCTTCCACCGGGTCGCAGGAGGTGAGGCGTTTTCGCGGACGGTGGGACAAGATGCGGTTCCTATGAGCCAACTTCGATGAAGCTGATTTCCTTCACCCTTTTCCGAAGTTCGATTAAGATTCCACGCCCGGTTCCGGGCCGGTAGCGCAGCAGAAAATCGACGATATGTTGCAGGTTGTCTTTTTTGATCACCTTGGCTTTGACCAGGCTGTCGATGCTCGCCTTGAAAAAGTTATCCCCATCGCGCTGCTCGTTCACCTTTTCACGAATGGTGATCGTCACGAACACGGGGTACGCCCCCTTCCACTTCCAGCCTCTCAAAATCCCCACGGCGTTCGCGGTCCAATCCTTATACTTTTGCGTCTTGTACCGCTTGTTGCCTCGATTGAAATAGAGGTTGTTCGTGCTCGGCGGGATCGGCAGCCAGTGTTCCGCGTTCGGCTCGTGTCGGGGAATGTTCCGGGGCAGCACACCGACCGGCTCGCCGATGGGGTGCATATCCTTGGCCGCGAACTGTCCGAGCCAGAACTCCGCCTCATCGGCCTTGCTCATGGCAACGACTCCTGGGCCCGAAGCCGCCTGACATGCTCCTCCAACTTCTCCCGCAGCCCCAGTTCGATTTCGATGAACTCGACACGCTGTTTCAGGATCTTGTGTTTCACCTGCAGCGCTTCGTGGGCCTGCCGCTGGTCGTGGATCGTCCGCTGCAACTGCTCGATCTCCTTGCCCTCGCCGAACGGCAAAACGTCACGCCGTCGTTCCATGCGCTGGGTCAAAATCCCGAGATGCTTGAGGATCGGCAAAACGTGTTTGCTGCTCACCTCGAACTTCAACTCCTTGGCCGCATCCTCCGCGATGCTGTTGGCCGAGAGGCTTCGGCCATCGAGTTTTTCCCGCCACGTTGCGAGCAGGTTGTACAACGCAAACCGCTGCTTCCAGTCGAGGCGGACTGTCTTTTTCCGCGTGGGCGGGGCCGCTGACGACGAGGGGAATGGGAGGGTCATGGGAGGCTCCGGTGATGGGGCGATGGGGGAATGAAGCGAACGGCTTTTAAGCCGCCATCGCTTCAACTTTTGAAGACAGCCAGTTTTGGATTTCGCTGTTCCGGGCCCACGACTTATTGAGCCGATCCGACAGGAATCGCCAGTAAAGCAGGTCAACCGCTTCGGTGAGATTTCGCAGCTGCGTGACTCGTTCCTCAAGTCTTGCCCGTGCATCAACAACGTCCTCTGGCATCGTCGGCATTTTCGCCGTGCCGATCGCGAACGATTCCGCGTGCAACGTCAGTTCGTATTGCTGGTCGTGACGCACGATTGTCAGCCCGGCGCGTCGAGGTAGTTTGCCCGCCTGGGCCGCCCGTTTCGCTTCTGGTAGTCGAGTTGGCCCCTCACTGCGGAATGCGTCCTGACCCATCTGCCCGCGCGGACAGTCGAGGATGAGCGACCGGGCCATCATCGCCGTCAGTTCGGAGCTGTCCTCCAGCGTGAAAGTGTCATCAACGCGGTCGAGGTAGTGCCAGAGCCAGAGCAGGAATTCGTTGCCGAGAAAGTTTCGGCTGGACTCATCGGCGATCCACGCAACATCCACCGGCGAGTCGGGCATGAACTTCGTTGGTGCGGCATCATCAACGTCCCGGGCCTTGTCTCTTGACTCGGCAAGCTGATAGGCCAGGCTGCCCGCCGTGATCAGTTCCAGTTTCAGCCCGAACGTGTCTTGAAAGTGGCTGATGAACCGTCCGATATGCGTAAATGATGTGGCCCCGTACCACACTTCGTTCGTCTTCAAATCCCACATGACGGGAATGATCGTCGACTTGCGATAACGACCGTCTTTCGCTTCCTCTTCGATTCGTTCGCGTGCCGCTTCTTTCGCTTCCCGTTTCTGGCGTGCCGATGGAATGCCGCTGGGGTTGTTTGCGGCTAGAGATTTCAACTCAATCGCGGTATACGCCTTGAGCCGATCGGACGGGAGTTTATCCACATCCACTCGCAGGGCGAAAAACAGGGCGTCGTTAATAATGTTCTTTTCGAGCGTGAATGATGTGTCGAGTAAATGTTCCCCCGTTGTCCAGCCGCAATCCACGCCGTCCGCCGATGCGATACGGGAGCTTCCCGCCGCACGGTTCGAAAGTCGTTCAAGGTGTTCTTCGGTGAAGGATCGCACATTCGAGCTGGTCAGTTTGAACCGCATGAACGTTGATCGTCCGGTAAGTAATGCCATTTCTAATCTCGCTTTCTGGCCCGTGGGCCGTGGTGGTTAAATGGGGCTATCGTCGTCATCCCGGTCATCATCGTGGTCCACGTCAAATTCGCCTGACCTGACCACTTCGGCTTCGTGTCTCGACTCCGCAAGCTGTTTCGGGAAATCCCACACCGAAACCGGTGCGGCCGAAGTCGACTTACAGACGTGGCGGGCCACCTCTTCGGTGACGAACGTGATGCGGTAAACCGAGTGACCGCCGAAATATTGGGTGATAAATCCATCGCCTTGTGGGATGTCGATCCGGCCCATTTTGGTGCCGAACTTTTCCTCTTCGGTCACTTTGCCGGCAAGTCGGACATGGCCCATGAGTTCGACAACTCCCCAGACGTCGGGTGTTTTTTCTTCTGCCATTTCGCTGCTCACTTTCTGGCCTACTAGCCTTCGAAATTGGGTTGGGATTAAAGAGCCGGAACGGTGGGAAATTCGTTCCACTCGCGACCGTCGAGCAGACGGCCAGATGACTTCTTGCCAATCTTCAACGCCATCGATTCATCGCCGAAGTCGTGATAGCAGCCGGGCCTGAACTGTGACGCACCCTCTTCAATGTCGGACTGCGTCTTGACGCCGCTAACCCACTCACCCCACTGCTTAAAAAAGAACGGCACGCCAGCGTTATCGCACTGGTCGCGAAGTGAGTGTGCCCACTTCCAGTGCATGGGCCGGGCTTTGGGGCCGCTTTCGCCGCCGACGATGACCCAGTCGATACGCGGCTCGCGATGCCATGGGCAGCCCGTCTCTGTGCTGAACCCGTCACATTCGCCGCAAGGAATCACCTTCACGCCTTGAGATTGCAGGCGAAGTAATTCGGCTTCCGCTTCTGCTCTGGTCATTCGCCGGCCGTCTTTATGATCGAAGCAGTCGAGATCTTTATTTCGCAACGCTCCACTGACGCTCATAGAAATGTGAATCGTTTCGCCGCCGCGAAGATATTCTTCCGGGATGGTCACCGGCCCTAACAACGGTTCACACGACAGGAACCGCACGGCGGCAGGGACGCGAAGTAAATGCGGGATTCGTTCGTCGGCGTATTTCTGATTCTCAACCGATGTCCCGATCCAGACGTTCTTCGGGAATGCTAATTTCCAAGATGCGGGGATGAAGCCCTTTTCGGCGTTGATGCAGTTCTGCGGTCGCTTCGTCAACAGGAGCCAATCGAGGTTCGGCGTCTGCGGAATGACTTCGTTCATCAACCGGGCTCGGGCCATCGAAACTCTTCGCCAATGCTCGGCTGGCATCGTGTCCGGGCCTTCGAAAATATCGCTGATGCTCGCACAAAAAACACGATGTCGCTCACCTTTCACCGCTGCGGCACGATCCCAGCGGAAAGGCTGCTTCCACGCGCTTTCAGCGGCGATGGGCCGGGTGCCGTTCTTCCCCCAGACGCCGAGCACGGTTGGATTCCGCATCGCCATTTTTTTGGCGTAGCAGTTGGCGCACCCCGGCGAATCTTCGGAACAACCATGCCACGGGTTGAACGTGTGCGTGGTCCATTCGATCTTGCTGTTCTCTGCCATGACCATTCCTTTCCCGTTCGTGGTTTTAATTGCTCGAATTGCCGATCCCGCACCGGCGGTTAAACTCTGCCGCGATGCCGTCGGGATACAGTTCCGATAGCGGCCTGGTGTTCTTCTCCCGTTCCAGATTTTCCTGCCGGGTCAGTTCGAACTGCCGCTCGGACAGCAAGGTCCGCTTCAACGCCGGGAAGTGGTAGGCGAGGCTCTTGAGCGTATCCGCCTGGCCGAGCAGGATTCGAGACGTTCGTAAAAGCTCGTCGTAGGACGTCCGAAGTTTCGCAACGTCCTCCCACCAACTCGACAGTGTGGCCACGTTGTCGGTCGTCTTGAGAGCGAAAAGCAGCAGATGGTCTTTGACCCAGTCGATGTACCAGGTCGGGCATTCTGGCGCCTTCATGGACGTCCTCCTGAAATCATTGGCGGTCCCTCGGTCGTTGCCGCGGTCGATGCCGCGATACGTGCCGGGGAATCGGTCGCGTTTGCGTAAAGCTGGTCGATCAGCCGATCGGCTTCGTTGCGGTCGGTTTGGCGGAAGGTTTGGTGGAGAGGTCTGCCCGTGGCATTCACAGCCCTCCGTTCGACGATCTTTTCCGGGAACAGCCCCTGCCAGCCGTTCGCGATTGATTCGTTGATGCACTCGCAGGCTTCCGAAACCGTCAGGCCGTGCCTTTTGAATTTCTCGAAAGTGCCTTTCGCCATTCGGTTCGTAACTGGCTTATTCTTCGATTTGCGGGCCTCGGTCCATTGGCCCCACGAATCTACGAACTCAGTGAGATCGTGCGGCAGCGGGCAGATTTCAGCTGACCACGGTTGATCCTGTTCGGGTTTCTTTTCCCGCGCAGCCCGTTTCGGTTTTTCTGAGTTGTCGGAATCTGGATTTGTTTTTTCGTCATCGTCCGAACCGGCAGGTTCGGAATGTATTTGTATTGGGTTAGGTACAGGGTTAGGAATAGGGAAGATAGTTCCGCACTTGCTTCGCGGATTCTTCCGCACATTCTTCGCGGATTCTTCCGCACTTGCTTCGCGGTTGTCTCGCGGATTGTTCGCGGATTCTTCCGCACTGGTGCGGATACATTCACTTTGATTAAAACATTCGAGGCATTCATCGCACTGGAATTCTGGTGAATCGTTCGCGGATTCTTCCGCATTTTTGCGGTCGGAATTGTTCTCGGAACTCCCCTCATCCGTTGGCAGATCATCCCAGTCCTGATGTTCCTTAGGAATCATTACATAATACTTTCCCGCATATCCCTTCCCCCCTGGCTTGTAAGCCAGCCAGCCCGCCTTGATCGCCTTGGCTCGAGCGCGGGCCATTGCGTCAACTGAGCCGTAGCCGGCGACGACGTAAAGCTGCTCGTTGTAATAGGTCACTGCTGAGCGGTAGCCCTTGGCGTCCTCGGTCATGACGATGCCGGACAGGAGCCAGCAGACATCATTGCCGATCTCGTTCGCGAGGCAGCACTTCCACATGACCCGACAAAACTTATGGGAGAAGAATTTCGGGCGTTTTGGATAGGCGAATTCGGAGGTCATGATTCCTCCATGAGATTAATCACATTGTCGATATGAGAATAGTTGACTGCCTCACTCGCATTACATTTGAACCCAACATATTCAATCTTCTCCCACCGCTTCCTTTTACAGAGTGGAGGATTGTAAAACTCAAATACTTCATATTGCTTTGACATTGTTGCCTTTCGTCACGCAATGATTTTTGATCCCACGTCCAGAAAAGTCATTAGTCCACATAGTCCGGCGCTAGTCCGGACTAAAAAAGTCTCACTCTGCCTGCGTGGATTGCCCCGACTCATCATCCATCGCCGGGGTGAAGAGGTTCCCTTCCCTGTCCTCGATCAAATCGTTCTGCTCCAGCATCCAGGTGATCGTTGTGCCGAAGTTGCCCGATGCCGACTGGAACCCTAGCCCTTTGCTGATCTGTTTTCGTGACAGATGCAGCCACTTCGATTCGATAAAGGAGATGATCCGCTGTGCAAGCGCTGACTTGCGACGTTCGGATTGGGAATCGACCGGCATCTTTTTGACCGTGGGAATTTTGACAACCGCCTCGCCCCCATCGACCGTGTGAAAGCTGACTTCGACAATTTGTTTACCGGCATACGTTCCACCGTTCGCGAACAGCGAAGTCAAAATCGTCTCGAAAACAATCGGTGAATCGCTCGCTGGCGGGGTCACGGCGCAATCCTTTTGGCGTCTGCACGTCAATGGTAGATTAATCGGTATTTTTGTCAACCGGAAAAAAACCTATTATTCTCATAATTTGATTTTCGGTCTTTTCGGTTTATCCCGGCTACGCTATCCTTTCGGGGAAGAGACAAAGCCAACCGGAGTGCCCAATGAACGACGAAAAACGAGGACGTGGCCGGCCAAAGGGGCCGGACCTGAAACCGTTACATGTGAAGATTAAAGCGGAGTTGCGCGATAAGATTGATGACTATCGGGCAAAACACAAGTGGACATTACGTGTGGCGATGGAGCAGATCCTCGAAACGTTTTTTGTCAAAAAAGGACAATCATAGCCGGTTGAACTGACTTCCAAACTATACGTGCAAACCGACGTTATTACAACGTCAACAGTAGTAAATGGTTACAATTGTATAAATACAGTTTTTCGTCATGGCTAATAATTGGCACTTTATTGATAGATATTTCACTCCCATCATAATCCCATATCATCAAATTATGTTATACATATTTTATAGTTAGACTTTTATTATGTCATATGGTTTTGGCTTTGCACAACGAATCCGTTTTGCACAACGGTTCGGGAAGCTGCACAACGAATGAAAATCCTGCACAACGATTAGCGTTTTAAGACGAACCGTTGTGCAAAGCCCATATGGTTTTGCATTCATGATTTACCATGTCGAGTATGAGGCCGGGTCAATTCTCGTAACTGGTTCTGTATTCACCTTTTAGGTTTCGAACCAATTTAGTCCGGACTAATCCCGGACTATCCGGACTAACGACATTTTCAAAACCGAAGTTACCATTTCGTCATCGCCCCACCGAGGCCATGCGAAACGTGATCGACCCCACCACCATCAAACCGGAATGCCGGTACTCGACAGGCGAGGCCGCCAAGATCCTCGACCTGACGCCAGGGTGGTTCAAGAAGCTGGCGGCGAAGAAGCAGATCAAGCCGGTGAATCCCGGTGGTGTCCCGCTCTACTGGGTCGGGATCGATCTGTGGAAGTTCGTCGATTATCGGCCCACGTTCCTGCCGCCCTCGGTGGTGAAGAAAACGCAAAAAGAGGCCTTGGAATTCGCAAGAAACTTCGTCCGACGTTCAGCGCAAAGAGCCCGCGAAAAACGGGCGACCCAAAAGCGAGAACCCTCGGCCGCGTAATCCCCGTCGACACGGATGCTCGAGACAGGAGGTTGAACGGGGGAGCCCCCGGTGAAGAGCGGAGCTTTTCGCCGGGGCATGGAGATCAGCGATGAACATCCCTGATGATTGGATCCAGCGCAACGACCGGCCCGAGGGCGATGCCTTCGACCCGGAGGGCGAGTACCGCGGCAAGCCATCCCCTTTCGCCGAACGGGTGATGACGCTCAGCCTCGCCGGGCTGTTGGTCATCGCCGGAATTGCGGTCTTGTTCCAGTACCGCTGGACGCATTGAGACAAGAGGAGTCACCGCTCGTTGCGGTGGTGGGCACTGTTGATATTCACACGACGTCCTTGCCCCATCCGGCCAGCGTGGGGGTACTTCAACTCGTCAGAGTTGCGACAGAGGGGAAACAGCAAGTTGGCACAGGTGAACGCAAGACCGGAACCGTGGTTGCAAACACGATGCGTGACAGCCGGAGAGACGGCAACAGGCCAGTAGCTCAATTGGCAGAGCATCGCCCCGATAAGGCGACGGTTACAGGTTCAAATCCTGTCTGGCCTAATTCATTGCGGCGGCGTGGAAAGCAGACACGCGGTCAACGACGGTCAAGACGTGGTGCCCAATTTGCGACGAATAACCGTCGATTGGGAAGACCTCCAGCAGTCGGGGTAGCGTCCGGCCCGCAATGATTCATCGCGCTGTGGAGCAGTGGTCAGCTTGGTTGTCTCATAAGCAACAGGTCGCAGGTTCGAATCCTGCCGGCGCGAATGCAGTGAAGTGTCCCGCCTGGGAGATCCTCAACCGTGAACGGGTTCATCGCCGGGAGCGGCGGACGATAGGCGGGTGACTCCGGGTGATACCCGGCTACCACCCATTGCGGTTGTGCTGTGGAGCGGCGGTAAGCTCGCCAGAGGGAACTCTGGAGGCCACAGGTTCGAATCCTGTCAGCACGAATCGTTTCCGAAGTCAACCAAATGAATTGCGTGAGGCGAACATGAAGAATGATCTAATCACCTTTTTGGACTTGGCGTGCGGCGTCCGCAAAGGCGTCGAGTACTCCAAAGAACGGTTCAACCATATCTGCTCACATGCAGCCCAATTGGCCATTGGAGCAGGTTTCGTGTTCGACCTTGAAACAGTCAAGTACAAAGTCGGACGCGGCTACTATGCCACAAGCATCTTCGCCAACGAATCGCTTTACTCGTTAGCCGTTGCCGAAGGGAACACTTCGTTCTGCCAGGCCTACGAAGAGTGGACGGGCCGCGAGCCGATCATTGCCGATGAAGTGACGACTTCACGGGTTCAATTTGCCCACATGGCCGGCTACCGTCAAAAGGAACGCCTTCACGTCGGCTGCTCGTTTATGTGGCAAGGCGAACGGGTGACAGTCACTTCATTCAACAAAGACGGTGCCGCGATTGCTGTTGAATACCAACACGACGCCGACAGCATGTATTACGGCAAAGTGAAACGACGACACACGATCACCCGCGAAAAGGTGATTCAGCATCGGGCCGAACAGAAAGAGCGGGAAGAGATCGGCGGCAAATTGTCTAAACTCAAAAACGTCAACGTCATGAAAAAGCTCGGCATCAAAATGATCAGCGAATTCAACGCCATTCCGATTAAGACGCTGCGAAAGAAGAGCGCATTGTTGCTGTCCGATGCGGCAATGGCCGCGTGAGCCCCATCGATAACGAAAGTAATTTCCACCGAGGCCCACCATGCCATCGACCCTTGCCATCCGCAACGCCGTTCGCCGGAACCGTCGAAGCGTGATTCTTGCGGGCTGCAAGCGAAAGCTGGGGGCATCGGTGGATGAGTGTGCCCAGGCGGCGGAGTGCTGTGAGAAGGTGGCCTTCGAGATCATCGCCGAACTGGTCCGGGATCGCATCGTCATGCTCGACCGTCGTATTGGCCGCTTTGTGCTGGTGCCAACGGTCGCGAAGCAGGAAGCGAAACCGGAGCCGAAACTGGTTTGTGCGGTTTAACTCCCACCATCACCAGTTATCAAAGTGCAAATTTGCACTTTCGACCCCGAAGGACTCGCCATGCCAGTTGCATTCGACGATGACGACGAGAACCCGCTGGACGACTTGGACTTTGATGACCTCGATGACGACGAGCCGGACTTGAGCGACTGGGGCGGGGAAGAAGACGGCGGCGAAGCAATCGCCGAGGCGACTGACTTGACAATGTGCCCACAGTGCAACGCAATGCCAACCGACGACGGGGTGCCAGAGTGCAAAGGGTGCGACGGTATCGGGTGGATTTGAAACAAGGGCAACGAGCACGACGGACAGTGCTGCGATGGCTTAGCGGCTAATCGCATTGCAAAAGGAAATGGGTTGGCCGCCCTGACTGATTGCAAGTAACCGGGTTCCGGTGATCTGGGTTCGAATCCCAGGTTGTCTAATGCAGGTAGAACGACAAACCCAAGGTGAAACATGCAGATTAACGCAGACGAGATCATCCTCGACGCCATCAAAGATGGACTCCGCGAAGGAATCAAAGGGAAAATCACGAACTACAATTCGACGTTGTCAAAGATCGTCGACGAAGCGATTGAGCAAAACAAGTCAGCGTTGACATCACTCGTCAGCGAAGCCGTCAAAACCGCGTTGAGCGAGATCCCCTTCCGCGAATCCGTCATCGATGCGGTACGGTCACACATGGCCAAAACACTCATCAGCAAGATCGGTGGCGAGATCGAGAAGCAGGTAAACAGCCTCAAGAGCGATCCGGCGACGCGTGCCCGCATCACACTGGCACTCGACGAGATCATTCGCTCAAAATCATGATATTCATGCGAGGTTGCTACCCCTTTCTCGGCGTGGGGTGTGGCGAATTGCTTCGGCAGACAGCCCACAAGCAGCATTACCGAAGTCGAGTAGGCAACGACGTCAGGCGGTACAAGCCGATTGCAAGCGGCAGACGTGACAGCCGGAGAGACGGCTACGGGGGTGTAGCGTAACAGGCAACGCACCGTGCTGGCGATTACAGCTTTCGCGAGTGATCAACGCGACGGCTCAGTCAGCCCGGAGATGAGGTTCGATTCCTACCATCCCCATTTCATTGCGGCGGCGTGGAGAGCAGACACGCAGCTGCTCACCGCAGCCGAGCAGATGCTGGCCAACCGGGCCAACCTGCGGCCGAGCGTGGCACGGACCTCGCAGGACATTCGGGATGTGTGTCGGGAACTGTTGAGACGAATCGAGGCGGACACGGAACAGGCCGCAGCTACTTCGGTTTAGCGTTCAGTTTCGGCAACGGCGGAAGCGGTGGCAGGTCGTAGATGTTCGGCGGTTCGGCAACGTGATAGCGAATCGCGTTTTCGAGAACTTCGCGAATCGACTTTCCCTTCGACTCAGCAAAGGCACGAAGGGCCTCGACATACTCCGGCGCAATGCGGGTATTGAGAGCGATCGTTTTTCGTTTGGGGGCGGGCTTTTTCGCGCTCATCGGTTGATTCTCCAAAAAAAGTATACGGGCTTCCCCAGCGAAAAACGAGGCTTCCTAGCAATTTGCCGGAATGCAGTTGACAGTGGCTTGCCACCGGCCTACTATTAGTTTGTAGTGACAACCGAATCAAATTACTTCGCACGGAGAAAGCGATGGCAGCACATCAAGAAGCCATTTTCGAATTTCGACGTAACGAGCGAGTTGGCTCTTCAACCGTTTACCGCTGCTGCGAATGTGGTCATTCCAATTTTCACGGCCTCGACATGTCGCCAACGGATGACGGCGAAGAGGTCTGCAACGACGGCAAACTGTGCGAGCAACGCCAACGGGACGCGAGGTCTTTTGAGCCTGAATTCGTCAACGGCGTCGACTGTGATGGCCGCATCTATGGCCGATGACCACTCGCCCATTCACCACCCAACGCGAAGGAGAATCGCGATGTCAACCAAATGGTACAACCGCCCAATCGTAGTGAACACGACCGAAGGCGAATACGACAAGTTGCAGTCCGAAGCTGAGCAATACCATCAACTCGCCGACTTGATTCGCAGCTTTTTCGCCAAGAACACATCGGTCGTTGAATTCATTATTGAAAACAACATCACGGGCGATTTGCGAGCATTGTTGATCAGCCTTTCGTCACGAGTTGAAGTCACCGACGAACGCGAAGAACAAATCGAAAAAGAACTGGCCGAAGCCACGACCTAACCACCCACCCCATTCCCCATTGGAGATTGTCATGAAATGGTTTTCCGGGCGTTACACCGAGCCCAACATGAACCTGCCCGAATTGCACTGTCAAACGCTGCCTAACGGCGATCCTTACCCGGTATTGCTTTGCTTGCCGAACGGGACGCCAATCGCAGCAATCGCCGACCATTCGCCGGACTACCCGGCCGAAGAGATCGGAGAACAGATCGTCAACGCGCTCCGCACCGCGTCTAACGTGCGGCTTTACACCATCCGGCATAATCGCCGGAACAACAACTGAGGGACAAATGAACGCGAAGTCTCTTAACGAGAAAATCGACCAACTTGCCGAAGCCAAAAGTCGCGAACGATTTCGCAGACTGATCGACGACTTTCGCAAGGCAATGGAGCCTTACTGGTGGACTGGTGGCGCTAACGGGAAAGGCGAATTCCAAGGCGAGATTGTCCGCAAGGTTATTGCCGAAGCACTGGTAAAAAGCGACACGCGAGACTGGTCTACTGTCAACGAATCGCTGATGACGAAGCAAACCAGCTATTACCGAAACCAACTACTTGAGGAAGTCTTTGAAAAGCTCCCTCTGGTAAAGGAACTTACCCAACTCATCAACTTTAACGGGGAACAATCATGAGCCAGAAACTCAAGGACATTGCCGACGATCTTCGGCAAATCGCAACCGAGATCGACAACGAACTGACCGTGAAACCGCTGGACGTGAAGCGTAGGAACGTCACATTGGCCGAAGCATTCAAGATGCTCACCGGCAAATTGGGCAACGAGGCGTATTGCTCAATCCAAGTTGACGTTACGCATTCCGTCGTTGGATTCAAAACAAACTGGAAAGTTTACGACGGCAACGCTTTTCATGAGGCGATGTCTCTTGACGGGGCTTTGAGCAAGTTCATGGAATCGCGAGTCAAGCCGGAACCGACCGACCTTGACGCCGTTACCGAAATCCTTGACGGTGTGAAGCCGGAGAAGATCGAAGAACCTGCCTTTTAACCACGGAGTAGGAAACCATGTTGGTGCTTAAACGCAAGAAAGCAGAAAAGATCATCATCATCACGCCGCGCGGCGACCGGGTAGAGATCGTTGCCGTTGGCTCAACGTACATCTGGCAAAAGATGGGCATCATTGCCGAACCAGATTACCAAATCTGGCGTGAAGAGATCCTGCCCTCACACTTGAAGGAGGACAAGTAATGGACATTCCACGAGGCGGCCACGCATTCCCACAGAATGACGCGGCAGTGAATCGGATTAACAACGAAGCCGGTATGAGCCTGCGGGATTACTTCGCGGCGAAGGCGATGGCCTCATTACTTCATCCAGACGTTTCTTGGGAGGACAGCAAATTGGCAAAAGCTGCTTATGACGTGGCCGACGCCATGATCAAACAAAGGAGGCTACCGCAATGATCCCCAGCGAATTTTGGATCGTGGTCAGTCAGTATGACCGAACCCCTTGCCCCGGATATTCAAGCCTGCCGCCGCCGGTTCCAATGGTTTGGGAAAGCGGGCTGATGACCAAAGAAGAAGCGGTTGCGAAAGCGAAAGCAATCAACAGCAAAGGCGGCTGGGTCCATGTGATGAAAGTCGTCTCGAACCGGGGAGATCAAGATCAATGAACACCACCGAACGAGCCACATGGCTTGCCGAACGAAAAACCGGGCTGGGCGGGACCGACATCGCCTCACTGTGCGGCGTCGGTTTCGGGACTCCGCAAACGGTCTACGCGGACAAGATCAGCCCCGTTGTCGATGATGCCGAGGTTCACCCGTTATTGCAGATCGGCCTCGCCACCGAGCGGATGAACGTTGAACTGTACTGCAAAAAAATGGGGCTGGTGTACGGCGAGGATGTCTGCAAACCGTTGCCGATCATCCGCCACAAGGTGGAGCCGTTCGCCTTCGCCTCGCTGGACTTCGAAACCGACGCCGGGGTTTCCATCGAAACGAAGTACACCGTTTTCTTCGGCGATGAGCGCTGGGGCGAGGAACTGACCGACCAGGTGCCGTTCGGCTACGTGACGCAGGGCCAATGGCAGCTCGCCTGCTCCGAGGGCGACTATCAGGACTTATCGGTCCTGTCCGGCACGGGGGATCATCGCATCTACCGCGTCGGCCGCGACCCGAAACTGATCGGCCTGCTGCTCGAAATCGGCGGCGAGTTCTGGAATCGGTTCGTCAAAACGATGACGCCGCCCCCGCTCGGCTGGATGCCGCCGGCCCGTGAAGCATTCGTCAACCGGCTGATTGAAATTGCAAAGGACAAGCAGGTCGTGCTGGACGATGAGGCGGCGGGCCTCGCCGATGAATTCGTTCGGTTGAAAGAGATCGTCAAGGAAGCCGTGTCGGAAATCTCAGCGAAACAGCAACGCCTCGAAATCCTCATGGGCGATGCCGGGAAGGCGATTGCGGGCGATGTTCGGCTGTCACGCTGGATCGTCGCCGAAACCATCATCCCGGCGAAAGAAGCCCACCCTCGGCGTGCCTATTCCCAATTCCGTGCCACGAAAATCAAACCCTCGAAAGGAAAAATGTCATGAGTCAGACAGCACAAAACGCCCCGGCCAATGCCCCGGCCAATGCCCCCGCCAACGGGACCACGGCCCTGCAAACCAAAAAGCAGTTCAAGGCCGACGACTTCAAAAAGCCAGTGAACCTCGCCGTCCTCAAACAGATGGGGTCATCAATCACCGGGGCGATTGCAGACGCCCTGCCCGACTTCCTGCGTAAGAGCGCCCCGGCGATGCTGCGAGCGTTGTACACCGAATGTCAGAAAACCCCAGCGCTGTTGAACTGCACGCCGGAAAGCATTTTCGGAGCCACGATCAGTGCGGCCCAAATGGGCCTGCAATTGGGTGGGGCTTTGGGCCAGTGCTACCTGATCCCTTACAAGAATCGGGCGACACTGATCCCCGGATACAAGGGCTATATCCAACTCGTCAACCGCAGCGGCCAGGTCGGTGTGATCAACGCCTTCACGGTCTTCGACAAGGATGAGTTCCATTACGAACTCGGCACCGCTCCGAAGATCGTTCACCGCCCCGGCGTCTATGCGAGCCTCCCCGATGTCCGGTCGAGAAAAGCCAAGGCGTATTACGCCACCTGCACGACCAAGCAAGGCCCCACGTTCGTGGTCATGACGCGGGAAGAAGCCGAGTTCCACAAGGAAAAGTTCGCACTGGCGAAGAACGGCCCGTGGGCGAACCACTTCGATGCGATGGCGATGAAGTCCTGCATCATCAAGCTATGCAAGTACCTGCCGATGTCGGCCGAACTGCAAACGGCGATCCACTACGACGAGATGGCGGAAACCGAAGAACCGGTCGATGCCTCGTTCCTGTTCCTGTCGGCGGCGGGCTTCGAAGAGGAAGCCCCGGTGTCGAAAACCGAAGCGCTGCAGTCGAAGTTGAACGAAGTGAGGTCGAGCACACCGGCCCCCGTCAACGGCGAACTCTTCCCCGGTGAAGCGCCCGTCGATACGTCCGCACTCAGTCGATAACGGGACACGGGCGGACTTCAAACGCCCATTGATATTTGCATGGTTGGTCCATGCAAGATTCATCCGGAGTAGCTTGCCCAAATCGGCAGGGCGAAACAGCCCGCGAGGAGGAAGAGAAAAAGCTGGCTGATGAGAAGGCCCGACTGGAAGCGGAAAAGCAGAAACTCGAAGCCGAGCGGCTGGCCCGGGAAGCCGAGCAGCGGAAGCGTGATGAGGAGGCCCGCTTGGAACGCGAACG